CTTTTTTTTTCTGTAAGTTCCCATCATTACCTCAACACCGAAAGCAACAACCTTACCTGCTACTTCCATATCTTCAAAATCATCGAGTGTAACTTTCGGCTCGACAATTACATTTTCAAAAATAAAATCCGCTGTTTTCTCAATAGACTGTCCTTTTCCGTCATCTCTTGTAGTCTGATCAGTAAATTTTGCCGCTGCTCTTGCTCCATTAAACTGTGCAACATACTTTACTCCGTCAATTGTTTCAGTTTCTGTATAAAAATTAACTTTCGACATAATAAAACCTCCTAATATAAATCAAAAGAGAGGCTATTAGCCTCTCTTAATTTCCGTAATTATTAGTTTGTTGTTGAAGTTTCTACTGCCTCTTGCAAGCTCTTACCGTCTCTATGTATTCTTGTTTGCAACGTGTGATAGTTTATGTCGCATTTCTCTGCAACCTGAGCCGTTGTAAGAACTTCGCCTTTATAGTTTACAAAGTGATTATTCCGCCTGTTGTTTTGCTGTTCTTTAAGTGTTGCCCACCTGCAATTATCAGGTTCGTAATCTCCATTAACGTCTATACGGTCTATTGTCAGATTATCAGCATAGCCATTGTTCATAGCCCAGTCGTAAAAAAGTTTGAAGTCTTTCCTCCACGCTGCGTACATCTTAATGCCTCTGCCTCCATAGTGCTTATATGCTCTTTCGTTGCTGTTTTCTGTCCTTGCTATAATATCGTGATAGATAGAATATAGCCTTGTTCCACTAAGTCCGTGTTGATTATAGTTGCTTTGACACTTGCATTTGTCTCCACGTTTGAGATTGCTTATTGACTTTTCAACAACGTTTCCGCAGTGAACACACTTTGCAACATAGCAAGCATACCTGTTTCCGGAAGAACTTACTTTAACTGTAGAATCAACAACCTCAAAATCGTTGATAATTACTCCTATCATTTTACTTTTACTCATAAATAGCAACCTCCTTGATATTATTATACCGAGAAAATGTTGCTATATTATGAATAATTTGTAAATAAATTGTAAATGACTATATAGTCGTTTATGAAGTAGTTTAAATCGTCTCTACCACAAAATCGAAAACTTGAAATTCAAATTCTCTGTCCTCTGCCTCTGTTCCCTGTGTAAGTTCCGGATAGTTTTTAATTCTTGCTTTAGTTCCGCCCATACGTTCCTTAAAGTTTTCACTGTTGTTGACAACCCAAATAGGAACGATAGCACCTGATTTAGCAAGATTAATCAGGTATGCTTTCTGCGGACTTGTAGCCTGCACTGTAATAGTGATTGTGCCTAAGTCGTTATTGACCTCATTAATGATAACATCACCCTGAGCTCCTACGGCTGTACTGAAAAACTCCTCGTCCTTTGCACCGGTTACCATATCCTCGCTAAGACCAGTAATATAAACGTTATCAACAGTTATAACGCAATCTTTAGCATTGTACTGTGTTACATTAGCCATAATAGCACCTCCTTATATCTCAATAGTGCCTTTGATTTCTACCGTATGAATTGCACCTGCAAGAGCAAATCGGAATGAACCCTCAACATACTTTCTTTCAGCTCGGTCAGCTCCCTTTGTTTCGCTTCTTGCCTTATATGAAACACTGTAATCATATACACCCTCATCTGTAAGTGCAATCAATCCATTGTTAGCAGCATCACGCAATACATTTACACAAACGGTTTCAAGTCTTGCAATGCCGGAGTTATCATAAGGGATTTTATCGGACTGGTTAAGCAGTTTCTGTGTCTGATATTCAATATTCTGAATAATATAGTCCTTTGCATCGATAATATCAATATATTCTCCGCTTGTAGTCTTGCCCTCTGATGTAACACCGTCACCGCATTTAAGCACAAATGCCATAGCATTAGCATTGTGAATCTCATTAATCTGACTGTCAGAAAGAACTTTAGGTGTAAGTCCTTTTAACATCAGATTTTTATATGTAAAAGAGCCTGCTACTTTACTTGCTGCCACACCTACAAGAGCAGCCTCGGGGAATGTGATTAATGTATTATCATCATCGTGACACATAATAACAGTTCTTTCGTTTCCGCTGATTGCTGATTGACCTGATAAATTTAAAGCTTTTTCAACAGATGTAAAATACATTTTTTCAGTAGTCTCAATATAATCTGAGATTGCTTTTCTTGTATCTTCACCCTCGACTCCTACACTTGTTACAATAACCTGTCTCCACCCGTGATGCATAAGTGCTGCAAGTCCTGTTGTTGCCGAGCTTGAAGTTGCATATACAGCAATTTTTTCAGGGGCATTATCCTGCATAAATATTAACAGTGCTGCTTTGTAAATGTTTGATTCCTTTGCCGTTGCTGTCTTTGTTGCAACTGTTTCTTCATCGTCTGAATCAGTAATCTTTCCGACAGCTTTTATAACATCATCAATGTCGTAACACTCTGTATAATCAATAAATGTTGTGGCTTTTCCCTCAAATATAAGGGGGTAACCAAAGCCTGTACCTGTAACCGGCTTTGCAAGGCTTATCACAACCTTAACGTCTTTTGCCATTTCTAAACCTCCTCAATTACATTTATATCGGCAGTTTCTATATATCCTGCTGTTTCACAGTCCGCCTTTTCAAGCGTATGCAATAGCAGAAAATCAACATCAAACCCGTACCGATGTTCATATTCAATTGTCAACAGATTATCTCTGTTTGTTATTCCTCCTACACGTTGAGCAACAATGTTATTGTCACTCAAATGCGTATTTCCGATCAATGCAAACCAGTTATATGCTAACATCAAAACATCGAACGCTTCGACATCATCATTTGATTGAGCTGTAAAGCTCCAAGTCTGCACCATTGACTTATAACGCATACCGTCATTTGCTACACTGTAACCTTTCATATTAGCCGATACAGGAGTTATAATCGTATAGGCAATATAAGGATAGGGCGGTGTAGGGGCGGTCTGATTAGCCATAATAACGGGGCAATTATAACCTTTGCTTTTAAGGAAATTTTGCAAGCCGTCAACAATAAGTATTTCGTTTTCTCTGTACTTAATCACTGAGCTTTTCCACCCACTTCAAAAGATAAATATATGCGTTCGAGTAATCGTCAAAATTGGTTTCCTGTTCAATTTTGTATACATTACCCTTGAATTTTATTTTTGCGTTGGTTAATGCTTTTTCAATAGGAACTTTCATATACAATTGCCTATCCTTTGTAGTAAGCACACCGCCACTTTGATAAATTTTGCTGTCTGATATTGGTACAATAGCACCCCTGTAAGCCGTTTCAGACTTTTCACCATCTACATACTTACCGCCTATATAAGAACCCTCTGACGTTGAAATAAGCGTGAAATCAACGCTATATTTGTCTATCAATCTATTGAAATTGTAAAGTTTAGGCATTGTTTCACCTCTATTCAATATCAAATTCGATAGCATTAATTAGATCACCGGAATCAACAAGAGGATTGCTACTGCTTTTTCGGTCTACTGTAAACGGGTGATTAGGCGGTGAATTTAAGCTTACAGCATAATCTTTTATGCCGTCTCTTAACAGCGTACCGACAATTTCATAGAGCTGATCTGAATCCATATCACCTGATATAACAAGGGGCAATACACGTTCTGCTTTCTCAATAGCTCTCATATGCTTTTCATCAAATCCTTTACGCAAAAAGGAACGCTCCGGAATGACAATTTCAGTAGTGCTATCTTTAACGTGCAAGCCGTTTTTGTGCAACCAAGCTCTCATTTTAGGGGTAATTCTGATCCTGCAACCGTACTCGTGTATTGATGCAAGCCTACCAAGCCTGCTCTCCTTTAACTCCGACATTAATTTTTTTCCCGTCAATTATCTGTAATTGCCTTTGCATATCAGGGAATTTGTTTACAGTAGTTTGGATTCGCACGCACATACAACCACCTCCTCTAAAAAAGCACACCAATTTATGGTGTGCTTAATGCTTTTTCTATTGACCAGTTGAGCTTAATTCGTTTCCACAGCTTTTTGTAAGGAACACCATATATCTCAGCTAATTGTGATATAGTATATTCTTTGCCTTTATAAACGACAATATGATTGTTTGTTTTATTGTTAGCTTGTTCTTTCATCGTTACCCACCTACAATTATCAGGTGAATAGCCTTTGTTATTGTCTATTCGGTCGATTGTAAGATTTTCAGCATAGCCATTTGACATAGACCAATCATAAAACGCATCGAAATTATCCCATTCTTTGAAAACAGATATTCCTTTGCCTCCGTATCTTTTAAATGAACTGTCATTAGGATTATTGCATCTGCTTTTAATCTCTACCCATATTTTATAAATTCTTGTTCCGGTCATTCCGTGCCTTTTGTTGTGTGGTGTTTTCCCTTTTAAACGTTTACTTGTGACCTCTTTCGCATAACAGCCACAAGATGTTGTGTTGCCTTTTCTCAGTTCAGCTCCAATTACACGTTTCAAGTTTCCACACTCGCATTTACATATCCACGTTGGTTCGTGACCTTTGTTTTCGGCACGTTCAATAACAGTCAACCGTCCGAATTTCTGACCTGTCAGATCAATAAGTTTACTCATATTTACCGCCTTTCAGTAAATGCCTTATCAATAAAACAAGGGAAGTGCAGTAAGGCTTCTGCACTTTCGGGAGCTACCCTATCCCTTTCCTATATTATACCACAATAGTAATTATTTGTCAATAGGTTATTCCCACCTGTTTTGAGCAGCAATAAAATTGACCTGTGATTTCAGATAATCTCCAATCAATTCAGATGCAAGGTCATACAGCAAGTCTTGACTGGACGAACTGCTGAAACTTTGAGACATACCGCCTAAGCTTTCGCTTGCAACAGTAGTATCACGTCCCATAATTCCGCTGTATCTCATAATAAAAAGTTTCGCCCCTGCCGGAATTTCAGCAAGGTTATTTTTATCAATTTTCAGCGTTGTATTGCGTTCTATCCAGTCAATAGCGGTTTCAGCATACAGCAAAGATATAGGGGTATCATCAATTGGAATACCGGCATTTATAAAATCACTTGCTGTCATAACATCACCTTACTTTTTAGCTGTTCTTTTCGGCTTTTCAACAGTTTCAACAGACTTTTCAACAGTTTCAGGCACTTCCTCATTAGGACGATACCACTTGCCATTAACTTTTACAGAATAAGCATATTTCATAGTTTGTCACCAACTTTTTATTATTTGCCCTTTGGCTTTTTCTTTTTGCAACCCATAATATTACACCTCCGAATTATGCAACTTCAATAGCATAACATTCGTTCATTCTCTCAAATGACGGAAGAACGATTTCTGATACTGTTGTTTTTGTATTTACCGGATCTGTTGTTGTTGTAACAGTTACTGCTACACCAGTATTAACGATTGATACGCTTGCACCACCGTCAGCACCGCTTCTTTCCTCCGGAGTAGTACCATACCACGTTGTACCGATTGAACCGTTAGGGAGCATCATAACAATGTTATCAGGATAGAATTTCTTTGCTGTTCCTGTTTCGTCCTTGAACTGCTTGTTGTAAATGATGATTGATACGTTTAATTCTTCTTCAACAAACTGCTTAACTCTTGCAGAAGTATAGTTGACATTTGCAGTTACGTTCTGTGCAAGAATACCGCTTCTTACCTTTGCAGAGTTCTTAATCATATTGAAAGTAGCCTTTGACATAAGCAGAATTTCAGGGCGGTTTCCGCTTGCTGCCTCCTGTGCATCAAGTGCTGTTTCAATATCATCAAGCGGATCACACGTTTCAGAGGCAGACCACTTGTCGGCTTCTGTTGTAATCTTTGCGTAATGTTCATTTTTCCAACTGCTGTCGGGGTCATAATTGTAAGTATAAGCAACACCATTAGCTGAAATGTTGATACCTACTGAACCATTAAGAGGAGCAAGCAACTGCATAATCATTCTTTCAGGTACTACATTTGCACCGTCAACAAGTGTTTTTGAATCGTTGAAAATGTTGTCGAGTACCTGTGTAGCGTATGGGTCATTGGAATCCTGCACACGCATAATTTCCTGTTCGTCCTTTTCCTTGACGAGCATACTCTCACGGAAAAACGGCATTTCAGTTTCACTCATTGAAATACCTACACGGTCACGGAATGTAGACTTAGCATCAAATGTTGACGGCATAAGAGATACAGCAAGACCGTTATGACCTTTAATCCATTTCAGATCAAGACCTGCCTTTTTCTGTGACGGGAAAAAGCCTGTACCGAGATACGGCATAGCATTACTTGCAGCATTGGTATAGTTAAGTGCGATTGCCTCCGCTGTAAATACGTCAGATAATTTCATATTTTAAATTCCTCCTTAGTCCATAAACTTAATCATAGGAATAGCAACAGTATCAGCCGGTGCTTTAGGAAGTTTGCTTTTCTTGACAAATCCGTGAATTACAATTGTGCCGTTAGGATTTCCGTCTTTCTTTACGTCCCAAAGAAGTACACCGATAGCTGTTGCATCATTTGCCGGAACAATAGTGCCAGCCGGAATAATACCGTCTGAATTTGCTGATATTGCTGAGCAATCATAAGGAATTGCTACATAGTGATCGTTATAGAGAATTTCAGATGTATTTGTGATGTCTGTATTTTTAAATTTCATTCATATTACCTCCCTGAATAAAGTTTTAAAATGTCATTTGACTGCTTCTGTTTTTCTGCTCTTGCTTTTCCGAGCTTTTCAGCAAAAGTATTTTTTGATTTGTCGTCACCGTCACCGTCACTGTTGCTTCCACTATTCGGATTTCTGCCGTTCTTCTTGAAAGTTTTGTCTACTTCTGCCGATACAAACCTTTTGACAAGATCCCCGAACGCTTTTACCTTTTTGTTAATGACTTCTTCATTCTCACCAATAACAAAATCAACAAGTTCAAGTGCTTTATCGCTGCCGTCATCAAGTCCTGCTGCCTTGATTGCTTTAATTGCAAGCAGTCTGTTCTCTTTGTCAGCGAGCATTTTTTCACGTTCTGCAAGTGCTTTTTCTTTTTCAGCAATCTCGTGCTGTTTAAGTTCGTCAGCAGTCATTTTTTCTTTTTTCAAGTTTTCAAGCTCTTTCTGCAATGCAGCGTTTTTCTTGCCCATTTCAGCAGTAAGCTTATCGGCTCTTGCTTGTACAAGCTTATCAAGGTCAGCCGTGTTGGAATTGTTGCCACCGTTGCCTGTACTTGCAGAGCCGTTATTATTGTCAGCAGTATTGTTGTTATCAGCACCAGTATTTCCGGTATTGGTGATGTTTTCTGTACTGTTGGTATCTCCCATATAAATAAACCTCCAAATTCCGTATAAGAAATTTTGTAGAACACCAGTATAGATATTCTGTAAATGCAAAAAAGCCAACCATATAGATTGGCTTTGAACTGCCCTATTTACCGCAAAAAAGAGACTATGACAAGCATAGTCCCTTTTCTTGAAAGAAAGCATTTGCAAACAAACAGACAAGTCCCGAAAGAAATAAAGGTTAGCAGAAATCGGAAATTTCTACTAATAACAGTATACACCTTTTTACACTTTTTTTCTATTGACAAAATAGACAAAAATTAAGAGAAATTATTGTGCATTTTAATCCCATATTCCCTCTTTCTCGGGATAAAGTTCAAGCACCTCATAATATTCAGGTATATCAGCCGGAACAGTACCATTTGCAAGTTTTTCAAGCACTTCAATTTTCTTGTCTAACATTTCATCACTTTCAATGTCAAAAAATTGCTTGAAAATAGTATCATCGACCTCAAACAGCAAATCCATAATTCTGATTTTCTTTTCTGCATATGTCATTACATTTCACCTACCTTTTTAAGTATTTCTGCCTTGATTTCGTCAAGAGCTGTAACAAGCTCCGGCTTATCCTCTTTGAGTAGCTTAATTAAGTCAGGACGTGTAAGTTCAAGTGAACAGTAATTCGCCCATATTTCGTGTATCTGACTTTCTTCGCTCCGATAATACTTTGAACCGTGACCGTATTTTACAATGCCTTTATCACGATACCGTCCGGCAGATAACGCATCGTAAATATCCTGCAATGCATTGATACCATTCATTTCGTTTCTTGTCTCATAGTCAATAACGTCCTCGCACTCTGAGTACAGTGATTTAAGACCTTTTTCGTATTTCTTGTATGCTGTATGGTCTCTAAACCAGTTATCAATTACCGCTGCATTGTCAGATTTGAATTTTTCAATCTTTGCTTTGTATCTACTTGTTACACTTGTTCTGATTTCCTTAATCTTCTCATTTGTAGACTTAAACAGAGAGTTTACCTTATCGGATATTCCTGCCCTGCCACTTTCAATTGCCGTTTTCATTTTTCCTGATGTACTTATCCAATTACCATACTTGTCGGCTTCTTTACGCATTAACATATCAATATAATGTCCAAACTCGTGAGCAGTTGTTTGAACACCGCCTGTTATATTATCCCCGTCAAGTTTTGGTATTTTAAGCCTTGCTCCTACAAGCGTACCGTCATATCTGTGAGAATAAGAAACAGCGTGACCGCTTTTGCCATAAGAAACCTTAAACGGAATACCATTGTTTTCAATGCTCTCCATTTTCCCGATGTTGTTGTATATTTCAAGCATATCACTGTCCGCATCATCAATGTTGTTGATATAATCGACAAACTTCTGCGTTTGCTTTTTGGCAGTGCCTTTATTGAAACTGTCGGGGAATGTATCGGTTGAAAGTTTAGGCTTTTCCTTTTCGACAGCAGTTTGTTCTTGTTGCCTTTCCACTGGTTCAGGAGATGTATTAGCAGACTGATTTTCCGGTGTAGGCTTTGGCTTTTCAACCTTTTTGAAGTGCCTGCCTGTTGCTTGAAAAAATTCCTCGTCATTCATCAAGTCGTGTGATACATAACAACGGCAATTACAGTCATTGTATGCAGTTCCTGATTGACTCGGACACGGTGCAGTAACTCCACGTCCTAAATCAAAATCCTCGTCCTGTAAAACAACTTGACCCTCCATTTTTCTATGGTCTGCTTTACTTGTTTTTCTTACTTTTTCATCTCGCATTGACTTCCATATCTTAACCATTCTGTACTCACTGCCTGCCTCTGATAACGTCCTATCAATAGAACCGGAGGCATCGTTGTGACCTGTCTCACGCACTCTATGCACTTCTGTACGAGCTATGAGCATAGCCTTACGGTAATTCTGATCTACATCGTTTTGAATTTTTCGTGCCATTGTAGACATTCTATCCCCGTTCATTATGCCAACAGTAACAGTCTGCTTAATGTTGTATACTATCTGCTTACGGTTCTTTTCAAGCGTTTTTGAAAGTGTGAGCTTGCTGACTGGATTATTAACCGCTGCCTTAATGACTTGTGCCGGAGTAAGTACAATGCCCTTTAATAGCTTTGTCAATTCTTTGTCATTGACCGCTTTTGAAACTGCATTAACCATACCGTCATACGCTGTCTTATACATCTTTTCAACAACATCATTGATAGTTTTATTGACTTTTGGCATTATGCCATTAACTCTTGCTTGTACTTCCTCTAAAAATCGAGCGTGTTCGCCTTTGCGTGCAAGCGTGGTATATGTCAACGCATCATCTTCTGAATATTTAGCATACTCAACACCTAAAAATCCTTGTAAGTCTGTTAGCATTTCCTTATACAGTTTCCGTATCTGCTTTTCAGAAGTAAGTGTGCGGTGTTCTTCTATCCTCTGCATATCCGCAAATAGTTCAGCGAGCCTTTTTCTGTCCGGAATAGCCATTCACTCACCGCCTTATGATAGTTTTTCTTCAATCATAGCCTCTGCATTTTCTCTTGATATACCGAGTGAAGAAACGGCTATTGTAATCGCTGCTTTTCGGCTGATAATACCTTGTTGTACTTGCTGAATAATGCCTGTCAATGCCTGTATCTGAGCTCCGTTCAACAACTGTATTTTTGCCTCCCCTGTTTTAGCTGTGTCTAATTCTTCATCTGTTGTAGCACCCTCACCGTTAGTCGCATTAGGCTTTTCGCCCGTATCACCAATATCAGCATCGTCAAGGCTCGGTATATTCATCTGTTCTTCTTCGATAAGCTCCATAACATAGTCAACATCGTCCACGAATGACAATTGACTAAATGCAATCTCTTTCGGTATTCCGGCTGTAATAAGTGCTTGTACTGTTTGTGCTTCTGACAATGTATCAAGAGGGAAATTTCGTTTGAAGTCCATAGTCACCTGTAAGGGGTCAATTACGTTTCCACGTTTCGCCCACGCAGAAGCAAGCAACTTCCACATATATTGAGCTGCGTTCATCATTTGTGCTTGATACATTCCGCATTTTGTTTCCAGTCCGTGAAGTTTAAATTTAAGGCTTACACCACTTGCAGAACCAAAACTTTCATCACCGAGATTAGGAGTTTTGCTGAATCGATAAATGTTATCTTCCAAACGGTCAAGATGATGTTCTGTAAACGCATCGTTTATATCTTTTGTTAAGAAATACGCTTTGCCTGTCTGTGTGCCTGATGTTCTGAAAGTAAATGAACCGCTTTTCTGTCCGGCTCTTATTGTATCTTCATCAATATTAAGGTTCTCGAAAATCATATATGCGTGTACAAAGCTTTCAACTTCGTTTGAGTTATCAGATATAATTTTGTCGTAATCATCAATAAGGGATAAAACCTTTTCAGCATCACCGAGCATTTCCTTATTATTCGGAATCCCTTGCAAAGGGCAATAGTCGAACATATGAGGTTTTTTCTCAACTTCTGTAAGCTGTGTTAATTGCCCTCTGAAAATGGTTACATAAGTATCATCGTAAAACTCTACCGTCCATATCTTACAGTTATTAATATCAAGCGTATAGAAGTATCTGACAGCATATTCCGGCTCTGAAATACTGGTGCTTGATAAAATAATAGTTTCATAGCCGTGTACGGGCATTACACGTTCTGCACCCTCCGGATCAATATAAAAAAGCCTGCCTGCATATCCATATATGCTTGCAAACTTTGTAATTTCCATATCAACACCATACATATTATTACGTGTTGTGAAATCTGTAATAAGCTTTGTAGCCTCATCAATACCATTGATACCGCCTGTTGTTTCTTCTGATTCTTCGCCTTTGCTATATCCGTATGCAATAGGTCTGCCTGCAAAATATCCCGTCTTAAAATCAACAATCTCACTGAAAAAGTCGTTATTGATTTTATTGTTGATAGGATTAGCCTCGTCAAATCTCGGCTTTCTTTTCATAATCGGCACTGATTCATCAATTGTCATATACCGTTCATAAAGCTTCCTGTTATACTTAGAATTGTTTCTATGCTTATTGATAATCTTATACAGTAAGTCAAGAGTAAACCCGTTTTCGTTCAGCTCTCTACATTCAGCAGTATAGTCAGGATATAGCTGTCTCAAATTTCTTGCCATATAACTTTTACCTTTCATTTTAATATTTATATTCTTATGCCTGCACTTGATTCTCCTGCAAACGTCTCACTCTCTATTGCATATCTGAGGGCATCAAGCAAATGATTGTTTTCATCTACCGGCTTTGCCATTGCATTACCGTATTTATCCTCTTGCCAGTGATATTGTTCAATCTCGTTTTTGAAGTTTTGACATCGCACGTCAATAATAATCTCATACCCTTGCAAGAAACGAATACCTCTGTTAATGCTGTCAGCTCCTTTAATAGCCGGAACAGCGTTTATATTGTGCAAAGCTAAATAGTCAATAGTTTTAGGCTCTGCACTATCGCAAGTTACAATATTCTTACCGAAAAAATCCTTGCATACTCTGACTAATTCATCATCACTCATTCCGGCTTGATACCATTCATCAAAGACATACAGCTTTTTTCGACTCTTGTCCAAATGAATTTTTATTAAAGCGTTCGGGTCTGATGAATAACCAAAGTCGCAACCGCAATAAATTCTGTCGAATGTGGGTATAACTCCGCTTAAATCTTCAACGTGCCAATTCTTGAAAATAACGTGACCGAGAACTCCGAAATTACCCAATGAATACACTTGATAATAATACGGATCACTTTCATTTTCCAACAGTTCTCTATCATCGTCAGTTAAAAATAAATTGTCTTTGTATGTTGTTTTCAGAATAGATAAACTGTACCCTTTGGTTTTGTCTGTTTTCCCGTATTCATTGCTTTCATAGTAGTTCTTGCTATTCTCCCAAAACTTAAAAAACTCACTGTAAATCCAGTGAGTTTTTAAGATTGGATTGAACGCTAATATAACGCATTTAGAGTGTTCTGTTTCGCCACGCAAACGCTTTGTAAGTTGCTTGTATGCATCATATTTTATTTCAGTTGCTTCTTCTATGAAAATGCGTTCCAGTACCCCATTAGCCGGAGTAACTGACTTAATTTTTTCTGCATCATCAAGTCCGGCAAATAATATTTGCTTGTCGTTCAGCTTGCAAGTTATAACCATATCAGACTTGTTAATATTGTAGTATCTTGCAAGCTCCATTTTATAAATAGCCTTTGTTATTTCGTTAAATGTGCTGTTCCTGATAGTCTTTGCAACGTTTCTACAACATAGCCAGTTTACACCGTTAATATTATCAAGAACTATTTTTTGAGCAAGAAAATAGCTTTTTCCGCTACTGCTCCCCCCATAGTATATCTGTACAAAATGATGTTTATTTAAGTGTTTAAGATATACGGGATTTACTTTTACATTGATATTCATTATCGTTTCCCTGTTCTTGTCATTCGTGATATTTAGCTCTGACTTCTTCTAAATTTTGATTATATCCGTTATCGTATTTACTTTTGCTTTTCTTTGTAAGCAAATAGAAAAATGGTGTATCTAATAGAGCATACACCGCTTTAACTACGTATTGACTAATAATCATCACAAAAATATTAGGGACTGTGCCGATAAAAGCAACCGTAATGAAAATTGCCGTATCAAACAATTGGCTTGTTAATGTTGATATATTATTTCTCAACCACTTATGTTTTCCGTTGCATTTTTCTTTCAGCTTGTGGAAAATGAAAACATCATTGAATTGTGCTACTAAGTAAGCAATCATTGATGCACCTACAACCCTAAACGATTGACCTAAAATGCTTTTAAATTCTGCCTGATTATTTGCAAATTCAGCAACAGGAAGTAAGATAGCCAAACCGATTAAAACAAGGCTGATAAGCTGGCACATAAAACCTAACTTAACTGTTCTGTTTGCTTCTTCTTTGCCCCAAATTTCCCCGATAACATCAGTCATCAAAAAAGTTAATGGATAAGCTACAATTGCAGCCGGTACAACCAACCCCCAAAAAGAAACTACTTTAGCAGCCGCTATATTAGCAATAATTAAAGATGTTACAAAGATACATTTCAAAAGTGTCAAGTTTTCTACTGTTTTTTTCAAGTTTAGCAACTCCTATTAAGATATTTTTGATACTTAATCCATTCTCTTATTGATAATTCTTGTATTTCTTGATACCTTGTTCTGTCACATTCAAGACTTTTGTTTGTTATTGTTTTGATATATGTTCCGTTAAAAAACGGAATACTTCCAAAACGCATTGAACTTTGCCAACTTGTGCTATCAACTGAATAAAATTTATAGTTTAATAAGTCCTTAGATGTAAACCCCAAACCGTGTACTTTTACCCCTTTGTTATACGCATATTGCACCATTTTTCTGATAATCGGATACTCATTGCGTTTTATATCGTTAATTGCAAATCCGCCAATTGCAATATAATCATATTCATTAACAAGTTTTTTGTATTCTTCTATCCCTCTTGATTTGTGCCACACTGGAATAGATTTTTTCCCTGTTTCTCTCTCAATTTTTGCTCTTATACGTTTTACTTCTTCATATCCGACTATTGCATCAATATCAAGTTCAAAATAGTATTGCACGTCATTTTGATTAATGAATGAAATATATTTATCTATATAGTTGTTCCAGTTTACTTTCCCTTTTGCAGTATTCATAAATGTAAAAGCTCCACTATCAAGCAAGAATAAATCAGCAGATTTTATAAACGGCTTCTGAAATTCTTTGAAATAGTAAAAGCTTTCTAATAGAAACGGTATTCCCTGCAACAATGGTCTTAAATTTTGATATACTGCACTTGTTGAAGCAAGACATAATTTCATTTTTCAAACTCCCCGTTGCATAAAGGACATTTGATTTTTTTAGGTTCTTTAGGTTTATTTTCTTTTTCAACAAAAAAGTCTTGCAAATCTTCCTCAGATATAGGATTTAATAAATGCTCCGTTTCCCATTCTTCAAAGCCTGTAAGGTTTAAATCAAATTCAAGTTCTTTGAGCTGTTCTAACTCCAACTTAAGCAATTCATCTTCCCAGTCAGAATACTCAGCAACCTTGTTGTCTGCAATTCGATAGGCTTTAATCTGTGTCGGAGATAAATGTTCAACATTAATACACGGAACTTCTTCAAGTCCTAATTTTTGTGCAGCTAAATACCTTGTATGCCCTGCAATTATAACGTTGTCCTTATCAAGTATAATCGGACTATTAAAGCCAAACTCTTTGATACTGCTTGCAACTTTATCAATACCTTTTTCGTTTATCCTCGGATTGTTTATGTATGGAATTATCTGATCTAAGCTCTTTAATACTACTTGCAATCTCAACAGCTCCTTAATTGATATTAAAGCTGCCACCTGCAAATATACCCCTTTATTTTTCTATATCGTTTTCTGTTGCTGCCGATATATTAATGTTAATCTCCGGACTTTCAGTTTGCACTTCGATATTGTCTTTTTGTCCTAACTCTTGCTTTCCTAACCAAATAGCCATTGTAGCGTTTTTTTCAGCAAGCTTAAATTGGCTTCTTCTCAGACTGACTTTTCCTTTAGATTTTTTCTTTTTATATATCTCTGCAAAAGTCATCTTATAAGTGCGTTTACACCATCGATTCACTGTATCAATGCTACATTCAAAGAAATCAGCAATATCTTCTTCTGTGCAAAATAAAGCACATAAGCTCTCGAATTGTTTCTTGTCAATTTCTTTTTTTGGTCGTCCTGTTCTTGCCACGTTCACCACCCTTTCAATACAATAAAAAAACGCCCCTACTATTGTAAGGACGATTTTTTTAATGGAGTATGTTTCATTGCTATTTTATGTTTTTGTTTCTCACTATTCCCGATATTATTATTTTAATATAATTTCAGCTTTTTTGCAATTCGCATTTTTCACAAAGTTTAACAACTATTTTAGTTTATTTTCTCTAAATTGTACTGTTTAATTTTTTGAGGATTTCTCTGTATGTTCTGAATACCTTGTTTTCATTCCATTTCTTCCCCTCAATGTTTCGCATAATAGCAGTACACTTTTTCCAAGAAAAACCGCTGTTAAATCTCAAATACATTAAGTATCGTTCTGCTTTGCCTACTCCACATACAATGAGACGTTTTTCAATGCTGTTCCACATCATACTGAGTTCAGTCTCGCATAACAGCTTCTTGTTTTGATATTTTTCTTTCTGAATGAGATACTGATCAATTTTATTTTCTCCGAATGATGAACATCTCGGCATATCGGATATAGTCTGAGCTTTCGGGAAACGTATTCTGTCGTCTATATCAGATATTTTTTCTTCCAAGTTTGTAATTTTTCTTCTCAACTCTAAGCACTTGTCCAGTTCTTCCATAATTCCTCCTACTTAACCGCTTCTATATCGTCAAGCTTGCATATAAGAATTGACCTGTTGCTTTTCGTATCCTGCAATTCAGCCTGATAATAAAAACCTTTTTCGCCTTTTCTGAAAATAGCTCCTGTAAATATGTAATCGGCATCAATACCGGATTGTCGATTAACGCATCTCACACGCTTGTTAAGATTTGATTTGATTTCATCAGGCTTCATAAGGCTTTTTCTTCCTCGTTCTTTCTATTCCTTGTTGCCTTACAAATCTGCATATATTAGCTTTAGGGCGATTGAGATGTTCAGCTATTTCAGAAAGGTTATAGCTTTTGTAGTTCTCTAATATATATCTTTTTTCTTCCTCAGTGTAGCTCGTGCTTTTAGTTATTTTTAAGCGATATGCTTTTTGTCTGATTGACTTCACGGATCTATTCAATGTTTTGCTTATTTCAATAACAGGAATATTTTTTTCGTAACAATCCATAAGTATTGCAATATCATTATCGCTCCACATTATTTCTTCCCAACTCTTGTGGTCTTTTTTCTCAGCTTTATATCTTTTATTATTCGCCTGTTCTTTCCAAGTTGCCCATCTGCAATTATCAGGTTCATAATTTCCGTTTACATCTATTCTATCAATTGTTAGATTATCTGTGTAACCGTGTGACATAGACCAATCGTAAAACACTTTGAAACTGCTTGCCCATTCTTTACAAACTGAAATACCTCGCCCCCCATAATTTTTATAAGCTTTTATATGTGGGTTTTGGCATCTGCCTTTCATATCTCGCCATATTGAATAAAGCCGTGTATGTTTTCCGTTCTCCCTTGTTAATGACATAAAATCACTTCTCTCGATATAATTATTATACTAATATAATAACATATTATTCCTTAATTGTCAATATAACACAGTTGACATCTACCAAAAAAACCTTACAATATTCTTCTTTGTCATCAACTATTTTTTGATAAATTTGCTTAACATACTTTCTATTGTCATTTTTTATTACTCCGCATTTTTGTAATGCGTCAAGAATAAATTTTGCTGATGAATGTATATTATCAACGTCCATTTTTTTGGTTTTTTTGTGCCATTCAATGTATATAACACAAGGGGTTTCGCCCATTGGTTTAAGCCTGCCGATCGTCAGTGCCTGCTTTATGTAATAGCCTATCTCTGTTTCAATATCACGCTTGAATTGAGCAGCCATATACTTATTTGCTCGGTTCTTTGCGATTACTTCATTCAAGGACGGCAACTTTGTTTTTATGACGAAATAGCCCATTAACTCACCTCGTTTTACCAATTCAATTAAACCACTTAATTTGCGGATTGCCTGTAAACCCTTTAACCCATATATACCAACCATAAGCAACCGCTGTTCCTACTCCTTTGCCGTATGTTTCAAAATCGCCATTTTTAGCACATTGGAGTCTTGATGATGATACATACAGTGTCTCAAACGGATATTTGTCAAATAATTCTCTTCGAGATTTACTTTCTAAAAATGTAAGCTTTAGAAACATAGCTACTTTATGCCCATTGGGAATTACTTCAAGTGCTTTTTCTACAAACTGCTGTGCATATTTATATGGAGGATTGGTTATAATATCTCCGCCCCATTTGCCTTTATAATTGAGAAAATCTATCTGTTCAATCTTTCCGTTATGTAATCTGTCTACTATATCAGAATTTCTTACAACATAACCGTTTTGTTCAAGTACATTGCTTAAATGCAGCTCACCGCAAGCACATTCCCATATTTTCTCGGAAAATTTCTCTTTATCTAATAATAGTGATAAAGCTTTAGGCTCTGTTGCATAATAGTCCATAGTTTGACGTTCACCGTCAGAATGATTACTTGCACCATTACAAGTAAAAATTGATTTGCTATTTCCTGTCCAATCCATAATCATTCTACCTCGAATTTTGTTTCCTCATAATCATCAGCGGTAAGGACGATTTTTTCATCGTCATAATCGTCCTTAACCTTTGCCATTGCTTCAAGCTTGTTTTCAGCTTCAACCTCAACAACTCTTACAAGTGTTTCAGTTATTTCTACTTTGTATTTATTCATAATCATTTTACCTCATTTTGTTTCAAAACGACACATTAACAACGTGTTGTTCTGCCGTTATTGATATAGTTTGCTGCAATAGCCTCTCTCAGAGCTTCTTCATAGAGAACATCAGATAATTCATCGTCAATGTCCTCTGCCTTGTATTTGGAAAGCTTAACGTTGTATCTTTCCTGTGCTGTGATATAAATTTCATCAACAAAGTCCATAGTATCACCTCCCTTTATAAGCCTAAAGGCTCTTTTTCTCATCTGCATCATCTCCACAACAAGGGCATTTTGCGTAATAGCAATGATCCCACTGGCAACCGCTGTCTGTATATTCTCCTTTGTCGGCTTCAAAAATACAACCGCAAATTCTACATTCAAAGAGTTTTGTTTGCTTTATCTTTCTTTCAGCAAGCTCCTTGTTACCGTCCTTAATAATATTCAAAAATTATTCACCTCCTTTTATAAGCCTAAAAGCCTTTTTGTCTCTGCAAAGCTCTCAATTGCTTTAAGCTTTCGCTGATCTTCGCCCTCAACCTTGATAGGGCTACACATATCCAGCAGACGGCTATATATACGCTGTTTTCCTATGTCTGTGGGATTCTGCAACTGCTGACTTGTAAGATTTGTAGTGATTATAAGCGGAAGATGAGTCAAATACCTTTTGTTTACAACGGAATTTACAATCTCCTGCATATAATCGGTATCTCTTTCAGTACCTAAATCGTCAAGAATAAGCAAAGGGTATTTGTTAAGGCTATCAAAATATTCCTGTTTTCCGGAACTCATTCCGAAACTTTCCATTTCTATACGTTCAAAGGTTGTCATTAGTACCGGAAACCCTTTGTCAATTATAGCGTTTGCAATGCAAGCTGCCATATATGATTTGCCTGTGCCTACTGAACCGTAGAATAACAATCCCTTTCCTTGATTTTTAAAAGTTTCAAAGTTTTCAACGTAATTTTTAGCTAATTCTGTAAGTTCCGGCTGTTTACCGTTGTCGTTATTGAAAGTCCAGTTCATCATATTTGCCTCACTGAACGGATCGCAATATTTTGAATCAGGGAAAGCCTTTAATCTGAATATCTCACTATTTACTTTAACTTTGAGGAGTTCCCTCTCACGTTCTTCTTCTTTTACTCGTTCCTGCTCGCATTTGCAAATACAGTAAACGATTTTTTCTTTTCCTAAGAAATTAACTTTTACTTGCTTGCGTGTGTGGCAAATGCCACACATAAGCAAACCGTCATCTCCTATGTAGTCGTTTTCTCCGTCTCTTTTAGCTTTATCTGATGCTCTATCTATAACTTCTTCAAAAGGATTCATTGCTTTTCCTCCTCGGTATACATTTTCGTTTTAATCTTCTGCACTTTCAGCATTTTGCCGGTAACTTCTGCTTTCTGAAAGCTTGTGCATATGTAGTTTCTGTCGCTCTCAATGCATTTTTTGAAGTTCTTACAATCCTTGCAAGTGAGAATCATTTCAATCACCGTCCATTTTCGCACCGCAGCTTGGACAATACTTTGTCATTTTACCGTTTTCAGGTCTTGCATTGCATTTCTTACAGTATGGATAATAGCCGTCTGAAGATATTTCCCACCTTGCGTGAACAACAGGCTGAAATTCTGCAAGAGTTTCACTTTTCAGGAGCTTTTCAGCCTCATCTCCGTGCTTCCACTTGAACATATCAAGAGTGATTGCCTTGCACTTTTTGCATTTATCGTAATCATTACGATTTACACACATACTACAAAATGAACAGTTATCTATATCCTCGATAGCAAGTTTAAGCAGTCTTTTAAGCTCTCTGTTTTCGCCTGCAAGTTTCTGATACTCACTAACTGATACAACATCAGCAGAAGGAACATCGTTAATTATTATTTTAATGTCTGTTTCATCAGCAAGACCTGCACTTACTGCCTTATTATTTAAGGCTTCTTCAAGTACAGCATTGCGTTCTATGTATTCTCTTTCCATAATCATTCTCCTTTAAGAAGTTTTTCAGCTTCTTTTTTATATCTCCATTTACAAATTGTAGTTGCTTCACAGCAAGAATTACCGCATACACCACATTTTCCTATATTCATAGCAAGGTCAAAATCTTCGATAGCAAGTTTAAGGAGTCTTTTCAGTTCGGCATTTTCACGGTATAACTCCTCTTTAATCTCGTTCAACGTCTCAAAATCAGCTCTCAAATTCTTAATATCACGCTTGTACAAGTCAACTCCTCTTGCTAAGTACTCCTGACATTTCTTTGAACAACTCAAACAAATTTTGTCTATGTAATTTTCTGACGGTATTCCACCATATAACAGTTCCGGCTCATCGTGAATGTTTCCCACGACTTCCAAACGGTTAAATGCACATACCATAAAAACAGAGTGTTCATTTGACGGTGCAAAACGTGCATACTTTTCAAGATACTTTATTTCATAAATCTTATTTTCGTATTTTACTATATCGCCCTCGAAAATCTTCTTGCCGTTCTTGTCTGTAAGTCCTGTGAACTGTCCGAGTGTGTCAGGATAAATTTCATAAATTCCCTTTGTTGTCTCTATTCCTCTCACTCTCTTACTATCAAAAATGGTGACACAATCGCCATAAACCCACTCATAGCCTTCAACATTTTTTCCTCTGAATAAAATTTCCTTCATTTCATTCTCCTTACCTAAAATAGCTTTAATTGGTATTCGCTTTCGCTCTGTTTTTCTTTTGTACTTCTCGGCTTGTACTGTTTACCCGTTTCAACGTCACCCATTTCACTCAATACAAACTCTTTACAGTTTGTAACTCTGTCAATACGTTTCAGTTCAATTTCTTTACAGGTGCAATAAAAGCAGTCACCAGAAATACAGTAAGCACAATATCTACAATACTTCACATTTTCACCTCTTTTGCATTTAAAAGCCGTTTTAAGCCGTTCTGATTTTGGTAATGTAGTTATATGCCTAACGTATCAAAACGGCATTACAGCTTAATCTGAATTAAATTACAGCATTTAAGGTATAGCTTATTAAATCTTCTGAAAGTCAGGTGATTTTCCTTTGACACACAGCATACCCACACGGTCGCCATTTTCGTTTTCCATTGCCATATGATATTTGTCGTCTGTAAGAAGTGTATCTGAATCAGTAATTTCCATTGCCATAATCAGATAGTCAACGTTCACAGCAGCATAGGATTGTTCATCATATCGACCGACAGGTAATGCATAACCGATAGAAAAGGGAATCCTCTGCTTTCCGTGTGTCTTTTTCCACGCTTTCAGTTGTGCAACTGTATAAGGAATTTTATAGGCTGTTCCGTTGGTATCAAAGTGGTATGCTATATTATAGTAAAGCTTATCGATGTCCGTTGCATATTCCTCTTTGCGTTCTTTCGGTGCAAATGTCAGACCGTCAGGGCTGCTTGACATATAGAAAGCTGCTCCGGTGCAGGCGAAATACTTCCCTTTACGCTGATGTGCCACAGAAAAATGGGGTTTTACTACTGACATTTCCTTTTCACACATCTTCATAAAACGCTTAACTGCTGAATAGTTCTTTTTGCCGCTCTTTTTAGCCTGTTCCGCTCTCATATCTTCCTCAAGATCAGATTTTAAAGCATAGAGGATTGTTGCCACATCACCGGCAAATATAGTAGAAGTGTTGCGAATTGCATCACCTGTGCAGTTTTCTTTTCTGAGATAATTAGACCAAAACTCTGCGGCATCTGTTTTACCAAGTGCGGATATAGCTTTCAGAATTTCAGCGTAAATCTTTTCTGTTACCATTATGTAACCTCCTGTTTAATCTTAATTTTTCCCTTTCTTGACTAATCACCAAATATACTTGCAAAAGCAACATCTGTTTCTGATTTCGGTCTCTGATCCGGTATGTTTTGCTTTTTTGATTTTGCATTAAGGTAATTTTCAAACTTAGTACCGAATAATGTTGCCGGTCTTAAATACTGCTCCCATTCAGTACCTATCCAATCACTACACTTTTTGCTTATAACTGTTTTGAAATCCTCAACAGTAAATCCCTCTGCTAATCTCGCATTAATATGCTTTTGAGTATCTTTGCTATTAGCTCGGTATTTTGTGCCTGCTTTCTCATTCAGATAGGCAACGATTTCTTCAATCTCGACATTATATTTATTAGTATTATTTTTATTATTATTTTTGTTATTATTATTTTTATTACTCTGCCCTTTTGGCACATCAAGTTCTTCCCTTTTGGCAGAACTTAGTTCTTCCATTTTGGCAGAACTTGTATTGCCGTTTTGACTTATGTTGTTAAGCAGATATGGTAATACTTGTTCTTCATTAATCTTGATGTATCGTTTAGCCGGAATACCTTTTAATACAACAGTTACTATTCCTTTGGCTTTTAGTGTATTTAATGCCGAACGTTGCTGCTTATCAGATAGTGTTGTATTTTCCTTGACGTTTTCGACAGTTGAGAAGAAAAAACCGTCTGATAGTTTATCTTGCTTTTCCCAGTATTCGTGTTCGCTTGCAAGTTCTCCAAGCAGTATTGCCTCGTTAAGTCCAAGCTCGTTTGCGATTACCTTGTTCACCGTTATGTAATTACCGCTTGATAAAACGCTAATTATACTCATTTTCCGTTGCCCTCTCTATCAAATAACCAGTCAAGGGAAACGTTAAGAGCATCTGCAAGCCTGATTAATACGGCTACTGACGGCACTCCTGTTCCGGATTCATACTTTGCAATGTTCACACGGTGTTCTTGTACCTTGTCTGCTAACTCTTGCTGAGTATATCCGTTGCCGAGCCTTGCTGCCTTTAGATTTTCGCCTAACATTTGATACCTCCTATTCAATTTTCAAAATGCTATGTAGTATCTTTACTACAATATTATTTTACCATAATTTTCCAATAATTTCAATTGACAGATTGCACAAACTTTGATATTATATTTTGGCTAAATTTGCTATATTCCCTACCGCCCACCCTTATGTATGACTAAAATGTTTCAAAGTGACACATTCAGTCGTATAAAAAACCAAAGTCCATTACAAGCTGTGAATCGTCTATTGCAAGGACTCTGTTGCATTTTCTGACGGGAGCAAACACGCTACGTCCTTTGTTTAAGCACTCTTTTCTGTATCGTTCGATTTCTTCAATATCATCTGTACGGTAAAAGCCTTTGGTTCTGCCACTTCTGATAAGGATAAATGAATCACCGTTATCATAGTAAGATAATTCACTGAGAATTTTTCTTACAGTACGTTCAGAAGTTTTCCATAATACTTGAAGTTCTTCGTATGTTATGGCTTTTTCTTTGCCTATCGGTATCTGTTGCCAGTACATCTCTAAATCAATTGATACTGCCATAATTAGACCTCCTAAAATGGTATATCATCTGTTGCATAGGAATCATTGACGTTTACACTTGATGCGTTGTTAGTAGCTGTTGCCTGCTGTGATGTTTGCTGTGTTGCTTGCTGTCCTCCTGACCAGCTTGCGGCTGCCCTGCTTTCTCCAAAAGAGACGTTTTCAGCATTTACAATATATCCGTAATGCTTTGTGCCATTCTGATCGGTGTAGTTATTGTTCTGTAACGTACCCTCAACGATAATCATACTGCCTTTGTGGAAGTATTTTGAAACAAATTCAGCGGACTGTCTCCAAGTCTGAACGCTTATGAAATCTGCCTGTCTTTCTCCGGTAGCTTTATCAGCAAATTTTCTGTCGACTGCTACATTGAATCTGCAAGCACTGATTCCGGAAGAAGTTGTTTTCAATTCGGGGTCAGCGGTAAGGCGACCCATTAAGATAACTTTGTTAATCATAGTATTACTCCTTATTGCTTTTATCATCTTTCTGAAACTGCTGCAAAACGGTTGCAAGGTCAGCCATAAACTCCATAGCTTTTATACCGCATATTCCGTATTTGTTAGCAAGTTCGACAAACGGTTTCGCTTCACTGTCTTTCAGCTGTTGGTTAATATACTGTTGCAGAATAGCATTGAAATCAAAATCGCATTGCATTTAATCACTCCCTTTCTTTGTGTTGATGCAGATAAACGTATTCGCTATCACCTCCCATATTTTCAAGCAGCCATTCATCACACTTTTCTTTGCTTAAATGCGTTCTCAAAACACGGTATTCATAAACATACTGACCGCTTTCTTGTTTCTCCCTGATTTTTCCCTGTATCTCCTCATCAATGTAGTTCGCCTCGACAAGATACAAGTTATAGTTCTTTGCTGATATTCCGTCAAGCGTGGCGGTGTCTGTCATATAAATTGCTTTTTCATTGCCTATAAACACTCGCCAACCGCATTGAGGAACATCGTGGTATAATTTCACCGGAGAAACTTTAAAAGCTCCGTAATCGTATATTTTGCCTATCTGCATTACATCAATGTTTCGTTCTGACACATTGCAGTCAAGTAAATCCTGCAAAAGCCATTCACAACACGCAAATCTGAGAATCGGGCGGCTTTCTGCCAGTTTCTTGATTGTGGTCTTACTGAAATGATCTGAATGAATATGAGTTAATAGCACTAAATTAAGTTTTTTGTATACATTTTCAAGTGATTTAAACGGTATTCCCATATCAATAGCTATTGAGTTATTTAGTACTGTGCAATTACCCTTACTGCCTGTTGCTATTACTTCATACTTCACTTTGTTATCAATCCCTTTCTTGAAAAACCTATTTTGAGTTTCCAATATTTATCGCAACACTCATCACAGCAAAACTTTGTACGCTTATCTCCTCTGCCGTCTGTTACAACGTGGCTGCCACAATATGCACAACGGAACTTTAAAACGGTTTCGCCTGCTCGGGGTTGTTCAGGGTGCTTTGTGCGGTATCTTCTACCGCACGTTGAACAGCAATATCTCTGATTTACTGTTTTCGGCTCAAACTCTTTTTTACATTCGGGACATATCATTGCATTTCCCCTCTTATAATTCGTCAAACGTTACATCAATCGGCTGCTGCTGTTCTTCTGTTGGTTCGTCCTGCTGAATGATTTCAGGTTCTTTTACTGGTTCAGGTTCATTAATCTGATGATTGTCAACACTTACTCCCATTTCCTCAGCCGCATACATACCGCCCAAATCGTCAATGAAAGATTCTCTCAATGCTCTGCATTTAGCAACCTTTTCAACCATTGTTGCTCCTTTTGTTGCCCAAACTGAATTGAGTTCTCCATCACGCTTTTTTTGTGCAACTTCCATAAATGCAACGCTGCAATAAGTAGGGTGCGACCAGTCTTTTCTAAAGACCTTTGCCCAACCGCCTACAAGTTTTTCAGTTTCATAGTCAAAGAATGTTCCCTTGCGTTCAATAATCTCTCCATTTGCGTTCTTGACAATTACACCGCTTTCAAGTCCGTCAAAATGGGGATTTCTTAACGCTCTTTTGAGTATAGCTTCTTTTCCGACTAAAATCTGTGCCGGCTGACTGCCGTACTTAACGCAGTATGCTTCTTTCAGGAAAGGATTGAGCCCTCTTGCCTTGCAAAGTTCCGTGAAAAATTTAAACTCCTGCATAGTAATTTTGCCTTGATCTGCCCCAACAATGAAATTTTGTACGATTGTCGGAGTCAATCTGATTTTTTCACCGTCTGCCTCATATGTTACGGTGATTTCGTTTTTCTGCTCGTTACTCATATTCATAACCTCCATTATCTAAGAACATTTTCAGTTCTTTCAGCTTTGTTTTTGTTGCTGTCACCTTAAATCTAAGAGTGAACTGCTTTTCTTCTTCTTCAACCTTTGGTGCTTCAATAATAGGCTGTGGGGTCTGCTGCTTGCTTTCTCCCTGATGTGTAGCCAGTTCTTCTTGACGTTTCTTTTCTTCCTCGATTGCGTTCAAACGCTTTGTAACGCTTGTAATAGCATTTAAAAGGTTCAGTGACTGCTTATACTCGACAAGTATTTCCGCTTTGTGTTCCTGCACTTCTATCAAGTTCAAATCATCACAAACACAGTCAACAAAATATTTTGCCTGCTCTTTTAAGCTCTTTACACTTGCAGATAAAGTAATGTTCAGATTTGTATCTGCAAATGTAATAAAATCAATTCCTTTGCTTAAAAGGTACTCGTCAAAGTACTCTTTTACTTCGTCTTGCTTTTTGGCTTTCAGTTCGCTTTCTACACTGTCTATTTTGCGTTTAAGCTCGCTGTCGGCAGCCTTATATGTATCGGTTACGCAGTCCTTATACACCGTTTCAAACTGTTCATACGGGGACATTACAGCGTTCTTAACTTCCTTGCGTTTTTCTTCCCACGACTTGAACTCTTTGTTAAGCTCTGCCCTTGCTTTCTTTACTTCTTTTACCGTTTCATCGGTACATACAAGAGTAGTTGCAAGCTTAACCTTTTCTGTAACCTCTGTCTTGATCTGTTCAAGCTTTTCAACGATAACAGGAAGTTGCTTTACTACAATTATTTCATCGGACATTTAATCACCTCCTTTTAAGCCTGATGACTGCATTCGGAAACATAACCCTCAATACAGTTCTCGCAGACATCATTTCCCTCAATCGAATAATATATGTCATCTTCTTCAATTACCTGACCGCATATATCACAAGTTGTTGCAGTAGGTTCATCTTCATCATAACAATTTTCGACATAACCGCTTATGCAGTTTTCACAGATTTCGTTTCCGTCTATTGTGTAGTATGTATCACCGCTGACAATGCTTGTTCTGCAAAGGTCACAGCTTGTTACTGCTTCCTCGTCACTGTAAGGACAACTGCTGTTACAGGGATACTGACGACAAAATTCACACATTTTTCTTTTCCTCCGGTTCTATTATTGCTCCGGCAACAAACATTATTGCCGTGTTAGCTGCTGCAAGCCAGTGTACATACCAAGCGAACTGAATATCCATAACTAACATTCCTGTAAAGTACGCTATTGTATTGAAAAGTGAGACTGCCCATATTCCAATCAATACAGCATACTTGATAGCGAGCTTGATTTCCGGCTTGAGTTTTCTGCGTTTTGTGTTGACTGATTTTTTTATAACATTGCCTCCGTCAACTGCGATTGTACTCATTTTACTTTCCTTTCAATATAAGTGATAATCTTTCTATATCACTTTTCAGAATGATGTTTTTGCTTGCTTGCTCTGCAATGGCATCAAGCAATTCAGTATAGTTCATTTCTACCATTTGCATATTCTCCATTGCTGATTTTTTTTGCTATTGTCTCCGCTATGTTCCTGCAATTATGTACCTTGCCGCTTTCAATTAGTCGGACTGTCACTTTTCGTTCGGTTCGGCTCATTGCTGTCTGTCTCCTCCATTAAGTCGATAAGTTCGTTTCCGGTTAAGCAAAATGTATCTTTTAAGCTATTCCAGAACTTCATATTTCCGGTTCGTCTGCCTTTTTCGATGCCCTGATAACTGTTAAGCGAACAACCGATTTTTTCAGCCATTTCAGCCTGTGTAAGATTTTGGCTAACTCTGAATGTTTTGAGCTTTAATCGCATTTATTTTCACCCCTTTCTATATGCTTTTTACAAAATAAATATTTTTTAATGTTTACATTTATTTTGTTTTGATAACAAACCGACACATTATGCCTATTTTAAAAGAAAGGATTTGAAAACCTTTCTTTTTTATACGACCACGTGTTCCCATTTGCTATATTTATTATAGCAAAATAATATTTGTTTTTCAATTCGCAAAATGCACAAAGTTTTATATTTTATTTCAGCAGTTTTGCATAATGTTTCACAATGTAAGCAAAATGCTGTATAATGTAAGTGTACGGCACATTGATAATATGCAAGAGTTTTTTTAAAAAAGTTTGTAATGGGGGTGAAATTTCTGTGAATAATGATTTAGGCAAAAAGCTAAAGGCATTGCGGAAAGGTAAGAAATTGACACAGCAAGAGCTTGCAGACAGGCTTAATATAAGCCGTGCTACTATCTCTAACTATGAAGTAAATAGGAGAAGTCCTCACCTTTCAGAGCTAAAGCGGTTTGCCGACTTTTATGGTGTTGGACTTGATTACTTTGGTGTTGCTACAAAAGATGAAGTGTTCGATTTATTAAGTAGGGCAAAAAAGGTTTTTGAAAGTGATGAAGTAAAAAAAGAGGATAAAGAGAATCTATACAAAGAACTGATGAAATTATATTTATCTATTGAGTAGCAGAAAGGAAGTCTACAACTTATAGACTTCCTGATACTGCTTTATAAATCATCAGTGTTGTTACGTCTGTTTACTTTTACTTTTACGTTCACACCCTCACGCTTTGCAGCGGATTTGATTACAGTTTCAATAAAACGGTTCATTTGATTTACCACCTTTATATTATTTGCAAAAATCATAGTAAAACAACTTTTCAGAATAGGCAACAGGAGGAAAAAGGAAAATGAAAAAAATATTAAGACTTGCAGCTTATGTCCGAGTATCGCACGATGAACAGGTAAAGCACGGATATTCACTTGAAGCACAAAAAGAAGCTATTGTCAAATGGGCAGAAGAAAACGGATATATCATTGTCGAATGGTACATTGACGAGGGAGTCTCCGGAAGAAAGAAAGTTAAAAACCGCCCACAAATGCAACGTATGCTTAATGATGTGCAGGCAGGAGAAATAGATCTGATTGTATTTATCAAACTTGACCGATATTTCCGTTCGGTTTCAGAATATCACGCTACACAACGTATTCTTGAAACAAACAACACGCACTGGAAAGCTATACTTGAAGATTACGATACTACCACAGTAGACGGCAGGTTTAAGATTAATATAATGCTATCTATTGCTGAACAAGAAGCCGATAGAACCAGTGACCGTATAAAGTTTACATTCGACCATAAAGTTAAAAAGAAACAGCCTATATTCGGCACTCAACCTTTTGGATATACAATAGGGGATAACCCTGACGGGACAAAGAAAGTCATCAAGGACGAAAACAAGGCTTATATTGTAGAAGCAATATTTGAACACTTTCTGACTTATCATTCTATTTCAGCTGCTACATACTATGTAAACAGCGTTTTAGAGTATGAAATGAAGTATAACACGATACAGAAAATGCTAAAAAACACATACTACAAAGGCGAGTATAAAGGTGTCACTGATTATTGCCCTGCATACATCACACCTGAAACTTATGACGAGGTGCAGCGGATCAGAAAAGGAAATATCCGCACCCCGAGTACAAGACGTGTATATCTCTTTACAGGGCTTATCCGCTGTCATAAGTGCAATAGCATTATGACAAGCTGTTACAACGTCAAGGGCGGTAAAACGTATCATTATTACCGCTGTAATAACGCACATAAGCACCGCCACTGTGCAAACCGTCACAGTGCGTCAGAAATGCGACTTGAAAAGTATCTTTTAGAAAAGATAAAACCTGAACTTGAAAAATACATTGCTGAGGTTGAATTGTCCGGAGGTGTAAATATTAAACCAAAAATTGACCGTGCGGAAATAGTTGAAGAAATGGAACGCATTACTTATGTATTCAGGAAGAATAGAATGAAAGTTGAAGATTACGAAAAAGAATACACAGAGCTTGAAAAGAAACTTGAATTATTGAATCAGGAAGAACCAAAAACAGATATATCAAAGTTAAAAGAGTTCCTGCAATCTGATATACTGGATATATACAGCACGTTATCAAGGGAAGATAAAAGGGCAGCGTGGCACTCAATTCTGAAAGAAATACACATTGATGAAAATAAAAATTATACCCCTATTTTTTTATGATTGGGTATGTACTAACATACCCTCTCCATTTGGAGTATGAGAATAAGTATAGAAACTTAAACAAGAATTAAACAAGAAAAACCCGACACGGTTTTATTGCAGTATCGGGTTTCTTCTATTATATGCTCTCACACACTTTACACGGCTCAATATGGGCGGTCTGAATCTCTCATAGTATAATTTATAGGCAAAAAAATAACGCTCCGAAAAAGAGCGTTATTTTAGCTTTATGCTAATCTGTAAAGCGGTGCCCAACTTGTCTTACTGTCTATAATCAATCTGTCACCAAAATGCTTTTTTAACTCCTCAACATATACTGACGTTTCATACTCGGTTCTTGTATGACCGATACAGTCGATATATATGCCGATTGTTGCACCGCTTTCAAGCTGTTCAATCATTTCATTAAGTGATTTTTCATTAAAATAGTTTTGCCCGTTTATCATTTTAAATTCCATTTTTAGTTCTCCTTTATTTCAGGAGCAGTGGAGAACCACCACCCCTTTTTTATTAATATTCGTACGGATAAAGAATTGTTGTTGCTGATCGGTCTGCCTCCGTGATAATCCATATTTTACCCTGACTTGTTTTGTACGCTGCAAGTATTCTTTCACCGTGCTTTACCGCTTCATCGTTCAGCGGTTTATCATCTTCGTGAGTATCGCCCCAGTCACAATTTGCGTACTTTCTTAAACACTGCATTACTTCCTCTGCAAACTTGCTGTTGTCTGCAATCTCATTATTGATTGTTCTTGTTACTACTACCTGACCTAATTTGAATTTACTCATTTTTATTACCCCTTTGTATTTTGTTAAGGTTTGTATCTCCCTTACATTTATTATTATAACGCATTTGTGTTATAATTGCAATATGCATTTTGCACAAAGTTTTATTAATTTTATAGCATATTTTTATTGATTTATATCGCAAATGTGTTATAATAAAAGAGTAGAGGAAAGGGGAATGAAAAATGTTTGATTCAAAATTAAAGTATCAACAGAGAGAAGATTATAAAGGATATAAGAGGTTAGCAGATAACTTTTATCAGAGTTTATGCTTGCTGCTCGGTGACTGGGAACTGGCAGAAGCGGAAGAAGAAAAGAAAGAAGCTGAAAAGAAGCTGAAAGCATTATACCGCAGAGTTAAAAAAGGTAAGCTGTATAATGAACGTGGCGGTCTGTACTGCACAATCCTTGAAGATGCATATCGCAACTATCCATAAAAAATAAGCTCCTGATTTCTCAGGAGCTTTTAATTATTCAAGCATCAACATATTAGTTGTGCTTAAATGCATATAATAGCTGTTATTCCTTACGACTTTATTATAATCTTTTTCACCCTGAAAATCATCGATCACAGCTTTTTCTTCTTTTGTCATATCCTTGTATGCCTTTTTACCGTACCCGTCCGGCAGCCAACCTTTTTTATTTGCTCCGAAAATATTAAACTTTTTCAGCAATTCAAGGTCTTTGAACCAAACGTGCAGAGTGCCTTTTTTCTTCGGCTCAACTCTGAAATACTTGAAGTCAAGAGGCTCTCCGTCATAATGCCTGTAACAACGGTTTCTAACTTCGGTTATAGTCTCTCCCTCAGTTTTGCCACCGTCAAGATACGTGAATACCTTTTCAAGCTCATCAAGTGCGTTATATATCTCATAATCGTGCCAGTAACCGCCAAACCTACTTTCATATAAACCATAGCAGGGAATGATTACTTTTTTGTTTATCATATACGCATTGTTTGTTTTCCAACCGTTGAAGTAATGCACATTCTTACTGCAACTCATACTATGTTTATATGTCAGTTCTTCAAACTGCTTTAAAATTGCCTGCTCGATGTTGCTTGAGAGATTTGCAGACAGCTCCATTTGCAACGCTTTGATATTGCCAAGTGTAAAATCGTACTGTCTGAAACGGTGCATATCCTGACTAAGCTTTGCTCTCACCCCATCTGTAAACAGCCTTGACAGTTCGTTTGTCTGAAACAGAATAGTCCAGTATTTATATCTTAACTCTCGCAAGTAAAGGTTCTGTTTTGACACTTTGCCAACTGCATTTGTTTCAGATGTATTTACACTTAATTTCAGCAACTGAGAATTGTTGTATATTCCTTTCGGAATAATCTCCGATAATCTGTCAAACTGGTTCAGCAGCTCCAATCCTAAGCGACACTCATCGTTATACTGTCTCAGTACGTTGTCTATAATGTCGTTTGTTGCAAGCTTTGTGTTGCTGAACTCGCTGTGAACCTCGTCATAGTCCTCGCTTGCTATAAGTTTATCAAACACGTCAAAAGTATATACTTTCTGCGGAATATCAACGTATATTATAGCCGTTTCTACTTTTGTTTTACGTTCGGCAGCGGCAAAACCGTCTGTTATATATTCGATTTGGGCATTGTATTCTTCAAGCTTTCTGACTAAATCCTGTCTGTATACAGTGCAAGGATTTTTCAAAGTTTCGGCATTGAGTATACAACATACCTGACCGCCATTTTTGCACATTTCCAGTGCTTTCAGCAAGTGCTTGTCTCCGCCTTTAAAGGGGGGGTTCATAATAATGAGGTCGTATTGCGTGTAGGTCTGAAAAGTGAGGAAGTCGTTACCGACTACATTATAACCTTTATCTTTGAGAATTGCTCTAAGGTTCGGGTCAATTTCAACGCAGTCAATAATAGCTGCACAATCTGAGTAAATCTTGCAGTAAGGCTTTATTCCTTGCAGAATATCTCCCTTTCCTGCGGACGGTTCAAGAATTGACTTTGCTCTTTTGAAGTCAATTTTGATTGACATTTTCTTGATTAAATATTCGGGTGTCGGATAAAACTGATTATCCTTGTCTGTGTAGTTTTTTATTGCTATCATAGCTTACTCCTTTTCTCCCCGTATAGCCGATAGGTCAGCAGTTGAATTATTTTTGAGTTGTTTTTCTGTATGTATAGTAATTGATTGCGTTCTGACAATCTATTACTGAAACACCGGTACGCTCCATTATATCATTTATATGGCAATTTAAAATGTTGTCGATACCGATTGTGTCAATTAACTTTTTAATTTCAACCCTCGCTGTTTTTCTGTTTGGTTTCATAATATCAACTCTTTTCATTGTTATATTTTACAGTAAAACGGTTTAAGTTTTCTCCTCCGTTCCCTGTTCTTCTTGCTTGTCTATATATTTTGTAAAGATTTTTGAAAAGATTTCAATTGCTTGATTTGTGCCACAATCGGGGCAAATTTCTGTTGTGTTGTCCTCTCTTGAAATTGCCGGAATTTCTGTGTAAATACGTCCGCAAATCGGGCACACGTTTTCTTCTTCCTGAACGTTAAGCTCTGTTGTTTCTTCAACAGTTTCTTCTGTTGTTTCTTCTTCAACAACTTCTTCTTCAGTTGTGTCTTCTTCAACTTCGTTCTGATAGCACATATAATTAATGTAAAATCTGTCATCATCAATTTCTTCAATTTCAACAACATATCCGCAGTCTGTAAAACAATGAACGTTGCTTTCAAATTCGTCTTCAGAAACATTAAAGCCATTTGATTTAAGCTCTTTTATAAAACGTCTGATAGCTGTCTTAACGTTCTTGCAGTTAATAGTTGCGTCTGCTGAAAATCCGTTGAATTTTCTATTCTGAATTGTTCTTGTTCCCTTAACAATTACAACTCTATCTTCAATAAAGTCGTGTCCGCCCTCTTTTTCTTCATTAGCTTCAAACCAGTTATCATAATCAAATTCGTTTTCAAATACCATTGTTTTTTTCATTTTTATTACCTCTTAAATCTTTCTGCCTTTCGGCTGTTGTTGCTTGTTTCTTTGCTTATGTATAAGATGTGGTTTAAGTTTCCCGCTGACATATCGTTTTCGGTTCTCTTCTGCCTTTATCTTATGTATTAATTATACAGCAAAAGCGTTATAAAATCAATAGGCAAAATAACCAAACTTTATAAAGCTTTTTTTGTGTATTTTATATCACTTTTGCAGTATAAAACACAAAACAAAAGCTCCTATATTTCAAGGAGCTTTCTGCTATACCGTTTTTTTCAGTTTGATTTTAAGCTGATCATCAGTGAGAATGTCATACAGCGTGCAGTTCATAGCTAATGCCAGTTTGCATAAAGTATCAAGTCTTGCACTGTTTATGTCACGGTTCCCTATTTCGTAAGTCTGAATTGCTCTAAGCTTTACACCTGATATTGCTGCAAGTTCGCTCTGTGACAAACCTGCTTTCTTTCTCTGCTCTTGTAATGTCATCTCGATTTCCTCTTTTCTATGAACTCTCTGAGAGAGTTTATTTGAAGCCTTAACAGTTCGTTTTCAGTTTCCAGAGATTTACAGCGTGCAAGGAGTTCATTATGCTCCGCCTGTTTTCTCTCTCTATACGCTTTGGCTCTTTCAGCCGTGTTTTTGCGGTTCATTTTTTTACGGCACTTGTCACAGTATTTTATACGGATATGGCTGTACCAATCAGCTGCATTGACCTCTGATATAATCGCACCGCATTTCTCACACCGTTTTACATCGTCCATTACGTTACATCACGGAAACTATAAAAGCCGTGTTTAAGCATAGTTTCCGTGACGTATATGCCCCCTTTCAAACGTTTTAGTCAGTAGGGGAGGGGCTATTCATCAGCTCGCACAACCGCTCCCTCCGCCTGTCTCTTTCATTATATAAGTCTTGCAGAATGTCAGCTGAAAAGCTGTCACCGGAGAAATCACCGTCAATCCAAAAGTTAACATCTTTTTCTTTCCCTTGCATATCATTATATTTTATAGTGATATTCCCCTCGTGCTGATTCTTTTTATACATCTGCAAGTCAGTTATAAATCTGTCAAGCTCCTTAATGGATTCGTTCACCTTTGACATTTCTTCTATTTTAGACTGCACAGAAATATAGTTAAAGGGGGTGTCGTTCTTTTCTTCTGTTTCTTCTGTTTGTTGCTTTACAGTGATCAGCAGACATTTCACAATTTTTTTCAGAGTATTCATATTATCCCTCGCTCTGCTTTTTGCCGTGTGGATTGATAAACTCATTGCGTATATCATTTTCCTTAACGTATTTGTAGTAGTTCAGCAGCATTACAAAGTCACCTGCCGGAATATCGCAAATGTCATTATATCCGTCCTCGTCATATCTGCGAACGTGTACAATGCCGTCAGGCTCATGCTGTACAACGTTTAAAAGTCCGTTGTTGTTTACTTTAAATCCCAATGCGTTAGTCATAGCTCCTCCATTTCTCCCCGTATAGCCGATAGGTCAGCTTGATTACTTACTATCGTTCATTACGATACATTTCCATTAAATCCTGAAACGCATAAAATCCGGACTTACGCTGACGTTCTTCAAGTTCTTCGATGATTCTTTCTTCTTCTTCGATTGCTTCACGTTCACAATCACAGCCATCAGATAACAATTCTCCACAATATGGACAGTATAATTTTTTCATAGTAATTACTCACTTTCTCCCCGTCTTGCCGTTAGGTCAGCATGTATTTGGATTATTCACAAAATATCTCTGATTCCTCAAAGTATCTAAATTGACGTTTTTCTCCCTCTTTTACTGGTAACTCAATTCTAAATTTATAGTTTTCTCCGTAGTAGTCATCAATGAAATCAACAACATTTTCTCTCGGCTCGGAAGTATGTTTATCATCAATCCAAAGATATTTGATAGTGACTTCTTTTGCGTTGTAGTGCCGTGCCATTTTCTTGGCTATTGATTTTATGCTCTGAGTAGTGCATATTGAAATTGAATTAAACCACACTTTAGAATTGTCAAATTTGAATATGCAAGGTTCATAGTTCCCTCTGTTGAGCCGAACATTACTTTCATTAATCCATTTTATATTTTGCTTTTTTGTTTTTGTTTCTTCTACCTTTGGTTCTTCTGCTGTCTGTTCCTCTGGCAGCTCTGTTGCTATCTCTGCCTCTGCTGTTGTTGTTTCTTCTGCTGTTGTTTCCTCTGTCTCTGCTGTCTCAGGTTCTTCTGTTGTATCAGGTTCAAACTCTGATTCAGGGTGTACAACCTCGACAATATCCTCTGAACCGCAATCGTTGATATAAACGACCACGTTGTTTTCATCAGCATACTGTTGAGCTACTTTTATAGCTCCTCTGAGCTGTCCTATATGGTCACTTAAAGGGCAATCTTCCCCATTAATTTCATCAGTAAAATAGAACCTTTTAACATTTTTTCTGCAAAACTTGTATATATATAAGTCTTTAGCCGGTACATTTATTCCGTCAGGATAACGTTCTGAAACTACATTAGCATAAACAACCCCTAAGGATTTACATATTAAAGTGACTTTTCCGACAAAACCATTAACATTAAATTCGTCGTTTCCACGATAAGCAACAATATCACCGATTTTTACTCTGCCATTTTCACAAGTTGTTGATTTTAAACTTATTTCAACTGGCTTTGTAGCATTTGGTTCTTCTTCTGTCTGTTCCTCTGTCTTTGGTTCTTCAACGACTTCTATGAATTTCGGGTTTATGATAGTGGTTGTCAGTGCCTGTTCAAGTTTCCTAACTGCATCTTCTTCTGATTTTGCTTTGACTGTTCTTTTTGCATGCTTGAACTTAAGTCCACAAGCGTTTCTGTCCTGATAGTCAAATTCAACCTTAAATTTTTTCATAATAATCACCTCTTAAATCTTTCTGCCTTTCGGCTGTTGTGTCTGTTTTCTTTGCTTATATATATAAGATGTGGTTTAAGTTTTCCGCTGGCATATCGCTTCGGTTCTCTCCTGCCTTTATCTTATGTGTCTATTATACAGCAAAAGTGTTATAAAATCAATAGGCAAATTGCACAAACTTTAAGCGGTATTTTTGTTGTTTTTGTATCGCTTTTGTGTTACTATAATAGTAGAGGGAGGGATAACAAATGAGTATCTTACAAGATTATGAAAGATTCAAAGAGATGATAGGGGAGCGTGAATGGGAGTTAATCACGATGTTTCTTGACAGTCACGGTGAATATTTTTTATCAGACTTGATGTACAAGCAAGATGTATACAAACTGTACGAGGAGTGGAAAAAGGACAAATAAAAAAAGGCACTGGATAAATTTCCAGTGCCTTTCTGTTTAATACTTAGGTATAGTCAACTTCTGACCTACATAGATTGTTTCGGACGTGATACCGCTTGCGAACATTATCTCTTTATAGCGTGAACCGTTTCTCAAATACTTGTGTGCAATATCCCAAAGCGTGTCACCGCTTTTGACGGTATATGTAAAGTATGCAGCCTTTGGTGCTGATGTTGTCGTCTCGCTTTTTTTGGAGAATCCGTTCAGTCCTGCTTTTTTTATCTGTTCCGGATAATCGATGTAACACTCATTCAGATCCACATTGCCGCTGATACCGTTAATTTTTCCTGAGCTTGACTTCTGCCAAATGCCGAACTGTCCGTTGTAGGTCGTTTTCTTAACTCCGTAATGAGCCACCCATATACAGTATCTCTTTCGTACTTCTTCTGAAATGTGTGTTTCAAGCGGTGATTTTGACATATACAAGCCTACCCAGTATCCTGCTTTTTCTACCGTTTCCATAAAAGCAACAGCAATTTCCGTACACTTTTCTTTTCCAAGAGCAAGCTGTTTACTTTCTTCTAAGTCAAAAAATACAGGCATTTCAAATGTTTTTCCTTTGATCCATTCAAGGAACGTTTTTGCTTCTTTCTTTGCTTCGTCTACTGTCATAGCATAACTGTAATGGTATGCTCCAACATAAAGACCTGCCGCTTTTGCCCCTGCATAACTGCGTTCAAAACATTCGTCTTTCTGATTACTTTCTCTGCCATAGCCTGCTCTAAGGATAGCAAATTGTACACCGCTGTTTTTTACCTTATTCCAGTCAATATTGCCCTGCCATTTTGACGTATCAATACCGTTCATTTTGAAGTTAGCCATAAATAAACCTCCTTAAACATATTTCCAATGATAGCCGCCTGCTGTTTTAGCCTTGTTCTTGCAGCACGATGAAATATTTGTGTTTAATATTCCTGTTTGTCTTTCAGCTTCCCTTATACTGTAATATTCTTTTCCTGTTTCAATGCACAGACATTTCTTGCCTCTTGTTACACTTTGGCGGTGTATTTTTGTCCCGTATCTTTGATTGTAGGTATGACTACACCACTCCAAGTTATTTATAGAATTGTTAGTTTTACACTCATCTTTGTGATTAACTTCGTATTTGATGCCATTCTGTTCTTCTCCATAGGTTTCAATTACAAGTCTGTGAATATACTTCATTATGTACTTGCCATTTTTCCTTAATGCTACTTCTAAATACCCATTCTTGTTTTTCTTTGGACTAAGGAATTTTTTACTTATATAGCTCCATACTTTGCCACAACTTGTAACTGCATACAGCCCCTCAAAGCCCTTGATTTCTTTCATACTATTACTCCCTTTGTAACACCCTATTAATAAAATATTAAAGGGAAAGCGGATAGGGTTTCCGCCTTTCGTGTTGCAATCACTATCCCTTTACTATATTATACCACAATAGTAATTATTTGTCAATCCTCCTCTTTTATTTCCGGCAATCCGGCAACAGATGTTAAGATTGATAAAATTCCTGCAAGTGCAGAAGCACTCGCAACATAAGTCCAGTCAACCTCACTCATAACGGCTGATACACCTATTGTTGCGACTGCCGTTTGTGACATTGTTTTGACTGCCCTTATAGTTGCTGCTTTCAACCACAACGTCCAGTTTCTTCTCATTGCGATTACTCCCTTTCCGTGTTGTTAGATTCTACTGGTAAATCCATAAATTCATCATACAACGCAGTCATTACACCGTTTGCTCCAAGCTTGTGATACTGATTATACATATTCGTGAAATTTTCTTTCGCAAATATCGGAGCATAGCCGAGTTCAATATACTTGTTATAGCTGTGTATCATTCGGTCACGGAGCAACGCTTGAACTCCAAGTTCCAACGCTTTTTGTCTTGTTTCTGATTTCTTCATTCTTGATAAAATGGCGGTGCAAGCAATCCCCAGTATTCCGGAGGCACTCACAACAGATAAAATAATAGATATTATTTGATCCATTTAAATCCCCTCTTTTCCATAGCAAAAAGGAGCGTTAGGCACGCTCCTTATGCTTTTATTCACTTTTCAATCTTTTTATACAGTTCCTGTACGGCAACAATAAGAGCGAAAACAAGGTCAGAAGTCTTAACGCTGTAATAACCGTTATCGTCTTTTCTGATGAAATACTTTGCAATATCCGGATTTTCTTTGATAAGTTCCTGAGCAATTACACCGACATTTTCCTCTTTTTCATTACCAATGTAATTGAATGTCTTAACATCAAGATTCTTGATGAGTTTTACAAGGTCGTTTTTCGGTGCTTCTTTTATGTTCTCTTTCAGTCGTTCGTCAGATGAAACGGAAATCTGAACCTTTGAATAGATAGCAGAACCGGCAATCATTGTCTGTCGGTTATTTGTTGAAAGAGTAATCATTGTTCCGCTGTCGAAAAGACTCTGCTGATTGTTTACTCTTACAATTCCGTTTACGTTAAGATTACCGTCTACTGTACCACCCGATGTAGGCAGATAGTTACTGTGTGTATGGCTTGAATCAGCTTTGCCGTCAATGGCACTCTGTAAGCCTGTAACGTTGCTTATCGAGTGAGTGTGGCTTGTGTTAGCTTTGCCGTTTAAAGCGGTTGTAAGCCCTGTTACATCACTCTGAGCGTGGGTGTGACTTGTAGGAGCGTACCCACTGTGAGTATGATTGCTTGCAGCATATCCGCTATGTGTATGTGATGTATCAGCTTTACCCGATAATGCACTTGAAAGACCTGTTATATCGCTCTGTGAGTGTGTATGACTTGCATTAGCCTTGCTGTCAATGGAATCTTCAAGTGCTGAAACGCTTGATGTTGTCGCATATCCTGTATGCGTATGATCAGCGGAAGCATATCCGCTGTGTGTATGATTGGTTGTTGCATATCCTGTATGCGAATGGTTAATAGTTGCGTATGCCGTATCGTGGTTATGTGTTCCGTCAGCCTTACCGTTTACAGTCGTTTCAAGTGTTTCCAAATCAGAAACAGTTGCATAACCAGTATGAGTATGATTTGTTGCCGCATAGCCTGTATGGGTATGGTCTGTTGTTGCGTAATTATCGTGTGTATGATTTATGCCTGCATATGCGGTATCGTGATTATGCGTACTGCTTGATTTTCCTGCAAGAGCTGTTGAAAGACCTGTTATGTTATCAATCTCGTGAGAATGAGAGATAGCAGCATAAGCAGTATTATGATTATGGTCTGTATTGGACTTTTCAGCAAGTGCAGTAGCAAGCCCTGTTACTCCTTCGATTGTATGGGTATGCGATATAGGTGCATACGCTGTATCGTGATTATGCGTTGTATCTGACTTACCTGCAAGAGCAGTATTTACCGCTGTTATCGGTGCATAGTCAAGCAAATCTGCATTAGTCACATAGCCTACGTGTATATGGTCTTTTGCAGCATATTCACTGTCGTGGTCGTGATCTGATGTTGCATAGCCAGTGTGTGTATGAGTCAAGCTTGCATAATCGTCATCGTGATTGTGGTCTGCTGTCGCATAGCCTGTATGAGTATGATTTACAGCAGCATAGCTTTCATCGTGATTATGATTTGCTGTTGCAAAAGCAGAAGCCTCAACCCCGTCAAGCGTATCTGCATCAAGTCCGCTGCCTGTTCCGTCTACGGTCTTTACAGCCGTAAGAATTTCATTTGCTGTCATTCCTCCGCTTGCAACATTGATATTGCCGTTTCCGTCAGGAGCATTGCCGTTTACAGTCTTTACAACTCCTGAAAGGTCAGTAGCAGTATGGGTATGTGTAGCGTTTGCTTTTCCTGATAAACCTGTTGCAAGCTCTCCAATATCAGAATCAAATCCGTCAAGTGTTGTTTCAAGTCCTGTTACGTCTGAAACACTGTGCGTATGTGTAGTGTTGGCTTTCCCGTTTACAGCGGTTTCAAGAGCCGAAATATCACTTGTAACATCACTTGTAAGGCTACTTATAGCTGATTCAAGGCCTGTTACATCTGACATAGCGTGAGTGTGGCTCGCATTTGCTTTTCCCTCGGCTACTGTATTCAATGCGGTATTCAGATCTGATATGCTTTCGCTTGCATCTGATACTGCTGTTGTAAGTGTTGAAACGCTTGTTTCAAGTGCTGAAATATCAGTAAAGGCTTCGTCAATATCTGAATCCATTTCATCAAGCTTTGTTGACAGCCATTTTTCCTGATTCTTATAGTTTACTTCATCAGTGCTTGCTATGGCAGCAACAGAAATAGGAGGCTCGACAAACTCCGTACCATTCCAATACAGACCTGTTACTGTCTGATACTGTGCAAATGTAATCTGTATAAGAGTAGCTGTTGCCGTCTGCTGTGTTGTGCTGTATGTAGTGCTTGAAACAATTCCTCTGTCATCAAGAATAGCATAGTAGTATACTGTTTCAAACTCACTTGTAGTCCTGTTGAAATGCTGACCTACAAGTGTAGGGTCATTGCTTGCGATTGCGATAAACTGTGAACCGCTAATCTGTGCCGGCATCTCATAAATCTGAACGCAAATATCATCTTCGTTCAGATAAGCGTAATAAAACATATAACTCTCTTTCTGCTGAAATTTGTGGGCATTTCAGCGGTCGCCCTCTCATAATACAATTATATACGGTTTTTGACTTTATTAATATTCGCAGAATAACCAAAGTTTTAATTTAATCTTTGGCTATTTTAACAGTATCTTTATGTGATTTTCGTCAATTCGTGACATAACTCTGAATCCTGTTGCTGAATCAGTTGCAATGCCGTTTTCGGACGGATAACAATAGCCGTTTACCTGACAAGTTCCGTCATCAACGACAATAAGCTTTCCTACAAGTCCAACAGCAGACCATTCAGGGCGGTCAAGCCTGCTAATATACTTATCATCAAGCGTTTCATCAAAGCCGTCAGAGAGCTTATATGCACCGTTTTCAAGCACTCTTGCACCGAATACATCGGTTACATATTTTCCGTGCCAGTCGTCAGAGCAAGCATCACCGATTATAGAGGGAGTTGCAGAAACAACACCTACTATATAATCATCATCAGATTTAGCAAGCCGTATCTTTTCACCGTCAAGAGTTACAAACAAGCCTCGTCTATCTTCATTGTTAGGGTTTCCGTCCTGCCACATAAACAGTTCCGAGTAATCCGCACCTGTTGCCGCATAAGCCTTAACACCCATTACATCTCCTGCTGCTGTAACTCTCAAAGCGTTTGATTTAGCACCGCCTTCAAGTCCGCTGCCGATTACGAATAAATCTCCTGTATTTTCAGTTAAACTTGATGCCGTTGTAGTTTTGTTAAATTTTCCGATAACAAAATTATAATCATTCGCTGTCGTACTTGCACCGTGTGTAAAGCTACATTCACCGCTTGCTGTTGATAAACTTCCACCTGCGTGAGAGCTTTTGCCAAGTGCTTTTGTGTTAGCTCCCTGTGCGTGGGAGTAGTCTCCACTTGCTGTTGTGAGCTGACCCTCTGCGTGAGAGCTGTCACCACTCGCTGTTGTTCCTCCACCCTCTGCGTGAGAGCCGTCACCGCTTGCAGTCGTAATAGAACCCTCTGAGTGGGAGTTATTGGCTATCGCTTTTGTTGCTTGCCCCTGTGCGTGAGAATAATCTCCACTTGCTATTGTTGAAAATCCCTGTGCGTGAGAGTACTTGCCGCTTGCCTGATTAGGAGGCATAATATTTCCGGATTCATCTTCTAAGCTTGAATAATGGTTAAATATCTCCGCCCCTGCTCCTGCCGTTATCTCAGTTGGTGTTGTTCCTCCCTCGGGAAGTTCAAGTGATGAAGTCTCATATATCTTGCCCTCAACGTTCATACCTGCTGATTTGTCTTGCAATTCTTTGATTGACTTATATGTACTGTGGCGGAAATAGTTTTCATTTTCAGCAGCCGGATTATCTTTCGGCTTATATCCGCTCTTTTTTAAAGTTTCTGACGGTTCAACACCTGCCTCGTCCCATTTAAGAGGCGAATTATCAAATGTAATTGCCATATCTATATTCCTCCTTAATGTATAGCCTTGCCTAATGTACCATAGTTATAACCTGTTTTATCGCTGCTTTCACCCTCGTGTTCGCCATACTGAAAAGTTCCTGCAAAAGAACTATTTACTATCGGCACTCCGGCTGGCAATAAGTTGTTTATAGCCTCAATAGCTTCATCTATGGTAAATCCGACTTTTTCAATTGCTTCAAATGATATGTTCGATACTATAACACCTATATTGTAAAGAGATGTAATAGTCGGATCTTCTAATTCTGAAATCTGAACTTCCTCAACGGGAATCCCGAAAATATCAGAAATCAGTTTGATAACGCTGTTGCAGTCACTTCCTGAAACGTGTTTGCCTATCTGAATTAAAAGATTAGCACGGTATTTTGTATCTGAATCACCGTTTCTGCTTTTACCTAACATTTCACCGTATCTGTCAAGCGTTTCTCCTGTTGCATATTCTAAGTCTCTCGATTCTGCTATTTTGAGTAAATCACAACGCAAATCAGTATAAAGCAGATTAGCAAGCTGTAAGAGCTTGTAATTGTTACTATCTACGGATTTAGCATAAGCGTCCGGCAATTTTTTAGCATTATTCATTTGCTATAATCACCTCGATTGATTCACTTGTAGCTCTTGCAACTTCACTAATATCTATACTTACTTTTTGCCCGTATTCTGTATCAGTGCTTTTTTTGATTTCAAGGCTTGTAACATCTTCCACACCGTCTACATATACTGCACCATAAAGAGATGTAGCTGTTACGCTTTGCTTATTTCGGTATGTTGATAATTTATTTATTATGTTATCTTTTATCTCCTGCAAACTACTGCTTGAATATGAACTGTTAGTAACAATCGTGCATTTTACCGATATAATAACTGTTCGAGTATACGAAAATTTCACTGTATGCGGATTTCCGCTAATATCATACACTGTACAAGCATAAGCTCCGGCTGAGTGTATTCCGATAGGCTTTTTAGAAAAAATAGCCTCTGCAATAGCCTGCCTTGTTGAATTTTTGTCATTAGCTAATACATAGCACTCAAAACTATGCGGAATACTGGGAGCTCCGCTGTCAGAAGAAACACCCGTATTCTCTACAACAGTAACCATTTCCACACCGTCTACACGCAAAATAGCACTTTCAATGCTGTTGAAAGTGCCACTGCCGGACGTTGACAATGATTTAGAAAACTTGTTTCTCAATTCATAGTCAGTCTCTGCTTCTCGTCCTAAACTTTGAATTTTGCTTTGCGTGATTTTTGAAACGTTCGGAACTGGATTTACTATTTCCGTTATAGCTTTATCACCTACATTGCCTATCGTTCCGGCTTCGTTGCACTCTACTATTGCATCTACTGTGCCTGTATCTCCGATTATATAGCTGTCAACCGTATGAAATACAACGTCACCTGCTGCAACAAAAAATCCCATTTCAACAGTAGTTCCGGCTGTGCCTGTAATCGTGACTTTATGTTGTGCGTGTGTTGCAGAGTTCCTTGATATACCTACAAGAGAACATACTCTGTCAAGGCTTACCCCTCTTGCTGTTTTCGGGAAAGCAGATAAATATACATCTTCTGCTAATTCCTGATTTTCGGCAGCATCAAGGCAATACAGCCTTAATATTTTCCCGAAAATACTCTGATCAGATGTATCAATATCCTCACCAAAAAGCAGTTTAGCTCTTTCAATTTGCACTGTCAGAATATCATCGTATGTAAGTCTTTCAAACCCTTTATCTGTCAAAGGCATAACAATTCCTCCTTTAATAAAATCCGATTTTACAGCCATCGGGAAAGCTTTCCTGACTGTAAACGCAGTCAGAAGATATTTTTACAGAGGATAGCCTTGTATTTCTGAAAGCATTATCTCCAATGAGTTTAACGGATTTTGGTATAACCACTTTAGCAAGACTTGTATCGTTTGCGAAAGCACCAAGAAACAGTGAAAATCTGACGTTTTTCATCTGAGGATAGTTTTTCCCATCGGAGTAAAAAGCTGTATTTACTATGTTTACTGAATCAGCAAGACTTGAAGTCTTGAATTTTGGATAGTTAATGCTATTTGCAATAAATTGATTTTTATTTTTATAAAAATCAGTGTTTTCCAAATCAACGGAATCAGTAAATGACGGATAGCCGTTATTTTTATTTGCTGATAAAATAAAATTTTCTCTCATACCGTATCACCCGAAATGCAGGGAAAATCAATGCTTTGCAGATATTCCGCACTTTTGCACTGTTCAGTAGTAAGTGCATACAAGTTACTTGCAGAGGGGATTGAATCCATAACGTTCGCCATTACTTCCTTGTCATAGAAATTAACTCCTGTTAAACTACCGTTCATAGAAAAAGATGTGATATTGTCAAAGTTTAATGCGAAATATGAATTGCTTGTTGTATTTTCTGTAAGTTTGTAATTAGCTCCTGCAGAATCGGGACAGCATATTTTTCCGGTAATTCCGCAGAATGAAAGCGTTCCGCCAAAAATCGTATATACTGATGTGACATTTTTATTGAAGAATGTAAGATTAAGCTTTATCAGGCAACCGCTTGTACCGGCAGTAGTTATTTGCTTTGTAATATCGGCAGTGCCTTCAATAAGAATTTCGCAGTCAGTCAGATTGAATCTGTTGAAAAAAGCATACTTTGCAGTCTGAGTGTCATTGATTTTTACTGAAAAACGGCAGTTTTCACAGTAAATATAATTTGAAGTCGCCGACATATCAATCATACAGGTTATACCGCCTGCAAGATAAATTCCAATAAAATTTACATTTTTAATCGTCGGAGAATATGCTGATGAAAATTTAAAAAGAGCGTTGTATTTAGCTGATGAATCAACTCTTCCGAAAAAATTTGAAATTGTGTGACCGTCTCCGTCAAGCTCTTTTAAACCTATAATAATCGCACCGTCAGCCGGATTTCTGTCAGCCTGTGCAAAATCAATATCGGCACCAAGCTTGTAATATGTTGAACTTCCGCCCGTCATACTGCATAAATCCGTATAATCCATAACAATATATGGGTCTGTCTTAGTTCCTGAACCTGTCATATTGTCCTCCTCTTAATAAATTTTTTCAACTGTTTCGGGAATAACTGCATATTTTACATTGCTGTTTGTAAAACAAGTTGACTCAATTTCCGTAACCGGTTTACCCTCAATTTCGGAAGGAATCTGTATTCCTTTTTCTGTTCCTTTATAGAAAATCAGCTTTACGCTGTTATTGCCAATGATATATATGTAATCGTCTGCTGTTGTCTCCACGATGCTAAATATTTCTATATTCCCTAAATACCGATGAACTTTTCCATATTCGTTCGTTACATAATATACGGTTTTTGCATCGTGTTTTTCCATTGCATCATATTCAGCCTGTGTGCAACTCTGTACAAGTGTATTCCCCACGTTCTCAAAAGCTATGTACGGGAGATTATTCCAAGCTGTTATTCCGTCACCTATTTTTATTGCATAATTGCTCTTGTTTGACGGTGGGAGCTTTTCAAGACCTATTTCCCCGTAAAGTAACACTGGATTTGATTTATACCAATTATCACGAGTATTAACTATAAACTGAACTCTTGCTCGCTTACTCTCCATTGTGTTACACCTCTATATCCCCTAAATACTGATAAATTGTTCCGCTTTCGTCCGTTACATAATATACGGTTTTTGCATCGTGTTTTTCCATTGCATCATATTCAGCCTGTGTGCAACTTTGTACAAGTGTATTCCCCTCATTCTCAAAAGCTATGTACGGGAGATTATTCCAAGCTGTTATTCCGTCACCTATTTTTATTGCATAATTGCTCTTGTTTGACGGTGGGAGCTTTTCAAGACCTATTTCCCCGTAAAGCAATATCGGATTTGCCTTGCTCCAATTTGCACGGGTATCAACTATAAGCTGAACCCTCGCACGTTTAGTTTCCATATCAACCCCTCCTGATTAACCGGTGCAGTCAACAAGTATACCGTCTGTATGGCAAATGCTTATTGCTTCAATTGCGTTTCCGCTTTTCAGTACCGTTTCAGCATCTGATGAACATACTATATACGTTGTATTTTTACCCTGAAATTCTCCGACTGTAAGGCTTATTTCTTCTCCGTTCTCATTCGTTGCAGTGAATGTTAAAAGCAATCTCCTCTGTATAGTCTTAAAGCTGTATGCTGTAATATTGAACGTTTCATCTACTTGTCTAAGACCGTCTAATACTGTATCAAGAATCTGATCTTCATTCGGATTCTTTACAAGCATTACCCCGAAATTAATTCCCTCGTTTTCATTGAAAAGCCATTCGCCTTTATTAGTGCCGAGTATCATTCTGATTTTTTGTATAGTCAAATTTTTATCACTTATAAGCTGAATATCGTTGTTGCGAATAACTATATCTCCGTTGTCGTCAAGGCTGAAATCTTTCACAATAATCACCTCTGAAATCAATCTCAACATTATATATTTATTATTCTTATTTTTATTTTTATTATATTATTTTTATTAGTCTGCCATTTTGGAGCATCAAGTTCTGCCAAAAGGGAAGAACTTGACATTCCATTTCGGAAGAACTTGAATTGCTATTCTTCTATAACTCCGACAATCACACTGTCAGAAAGTGAATGATGCCGATATGACGGCAATGCAAAATTGCCTTTCCTTGTTTGGCTTATATCTCTTTCGCAACATACACATAGCACCGTACAACCCTCTACAACGTCCTCTAATGCGTGTTTACAGATAGGAACGTTATTTATCATTGCCTGCTCTTTCGCCTCTTTATTGTAGGCTTTAATAAGCGATAGAGGCTGTATATCAGCATACTTTCCGTTTACAGATAAAACCGTTGCTAAAAAAGCGGTATGCAATGCCATTAGCTTTTGCTCGACAAGATTTCTGAAAAAGTTAGTATTCATTTGATACAGTCTCCTAAACTTGTATGATTTTTGCTTTTGTGATGAAATCTGTTCCTGAATAAGAATGTTCTCCGCTTTTCACTCGGAATTTGCCTTTATAGTTCTTGCTGTCAAGCTCTATAATGCTTGCTGTCTGTATTCTGTTTTGCAACAGCATTTCTACTTCAAAGCCTTTTATAACGTCCGTGTATTCCTCGACCGTGTTTTCTTCCTCAAATTCCGAAACGCTTAAAAGACCAGTATCAGCAGACAGTTTGAATTTCGTATTGTCACCGTCATTAAGGGGTCTGACATAGATTTTAGACTTGCAGATATATGCAGATACACCGCATACCGTGGCATATTGTTTAATAGCCTCAAACAAGTCACCGTCAACAGTTACTTCGTCAGAATATGTATGATCCCTTGCAGTCTTGAAAACGGCAATAGGCAAGCCAACTCGACCGCATAAGTCTTTGAGTATATAGCTTGCCTTTCGCCCTAATCCGTATGATATGCTTTCAACTTCTTTTTCCTGTCTGTTCCTGTCGTCAATAGCTCTGATTTCTATAACCTTGTCAACACCCTCTGTATAGCTCTTTTTGGACGTTATAAAGCCACTGAATATAATACCAACATCAGAGCCATAGCCGGCTGTAATGGTGATTTTAGCGTTGTTAATCAACTGATTTATAGTCCTGTCTGTCAGATTATATACAGTAATCTCCGCCTCATTAGCTGCAAGGTCATCATCAAAGCTTGTTGTAAACTCACAGTCAAGCTCGCTGTTGCGTATCGTAACATTCCCCGACTGAATAACAACAACCTGATTAAATTGTCCTCGTATCTCTGTATCAATCTTTTCATCTGCTTTCTTAATAGCAGTAATCATTTTTGATACATTGCTTTTGCGTTTCGGCTCTGTTATTATTGCCTTGCTTTTATTCATCTTCATCACCTTGCATTACGCACAAAAGAACTGTTTCCCCGAAATTATCCCAAGTTACAACAGTTTCCTGTCCGCTTTCGTCTATCGGGCAAATATCAATCATCGGATATACTCCGCTTTGATATAAGTCGTCAAACAAAGAAACTCCGTAAATTATTGGTTCATCATATACAATCACTTCATCATTTTTTGATAGAGTGACCGTGAACAGATCCGCTGTCTGATTATACTGAAATTCAAGATTGAACCATTCCGCACCAAGAAGAATATCAAAGGAATAAGGCATCAAATATTTGTCTACTAATAATCTGTCACGCATAGCATCACCTCCAAAGAATCAAGGTATTTTAAGTTTCTGTCCGGCATATATCAAATTCGGATTTTTGATAATATCACGGTTCGCCTCGTATATCTTTGTGAATTGTCTGCCGTCTCCGTAACGTGCTTTTGCGATATTCCAAAGGCAATCGCCACTTTTTACAGTATAAGTTTTTTGACTTGTATTAATCTGCATCTGTAACGTGCCTGCTTTTGTTTTCAGCTTTTGTGCTAAGTTTTTAATTATTCCATTATTTTTCTTCGGTTCAACATAAGCTGGCTTTGCAACTCGTATTTCCTTTATGTCCATACTGAAAGAGCAGCCACCGTAAATTGTGTTCGGGTGTCCTGTATCGAATTTTTCAATGATAGCATTATTGATAATGTTTCTGCCTGAATATTTGATGTACTTTCCTTGCTGATGTAATGCCGTAAGGCTACTCAAAATAGCCGCTGCATTTTCTCCGACAATTTCGCCAGTGAGAGAAATAGTAACGGGAGAACGCTTGATATTATCAGTTATATCTAATCCGCTTTCAACGGGGTGTGTAGATACTTCAACACCCCTTGTAACATCTTCTGTCGCACTGAATACCCATATATTATTGATATATGCCAAGTCTTACACCTCCCAAACAGGCTTATTATCACGATCCAAATCATCAAGCATTTCACTCATCATTTCCTTGAACCACTTCTTGACTTTTCGCTTGTTATCATCAGTAGCACTTGCTCCGTTTAGGTTAATCACAAACTGCGGACTATAAGTGTTATACTCGTTATTTTCTGCATTAGAACGGTTTACAACTTCTTTGCTGTTGTATTCTATGTTCTCACTGAAACTTCTTGTTGCCTTGTATTCCGGCACTGTTATAGCTGATTTAATGCCTTTTATAATACGATTTACCCATTCTGTATTTCTTTCAAGCGGTACAACAGCCTCTTTTCCGTCCTCACCAATCTGAGCAATTGTAGGCTTTTCAACAATACCGCCTGTTGCAAGTCGTGGTATAGATAATTCCGAAATAGTTGATATTTCAACCCCCGGAATTTTATTTATCATTCCGATTGCACCGTTTATAGCACGGATAAATCCGTTAATAGTATTTTCAGCAAATCCGATAATAGCATTTACAACAGTTTTAAACGCATCACCGATAGCATTACCGATAGTAGTACCGATTTTTGTAAACATACTTTTAATGCTGTCCCAAATGCCTTGAAAAAAGCCTACGACCGTACCGAAAACATTTTTTATTCCTGCAACGGCTTCACTGAATCTTGCACCGAACCACGAACCAACCGCTGAAAAGATACTTGTTATTGAAGCCCATAAACCACTCATAAAGCTAACAATCGGTGAAATTATGGTGTTATAAACCCACGATGCTGCACTGGAAAATGTGCTTACAATGGAGTTCCAAATGCCTGATATAATAGTCTTGATAGTAGTCCATAGACCAGTAGCAAATGTAACTATTGGTGAAATTACATTTGTATAAATCCAAGCAGCAACCGTTGAAAATATAGTTGAAATAGCTGTTTTTATATTATTGAATATCGTTGTAATTTTTGTCCAAAGACCTGTGAAATACGTAACAATTGGAGTTATGACATTTGTCATAAACCACTCTTTTACCGTACCCCACGCTGATTTTATTACATTTAATACCTCAATAGCTTTTGCTTTTATCTTATCCCAGTTTTTCACAAGAAGTATTATTGCACCGATAACAAGACCTATAACAATCAGCACTTTTGTCAGCGGATTCATACTTGCTATTGCGTTTCCGATTCCCATTACAACGTTCAAGATTTTCTGAACTACAATGTAAGCAATTACAGCACCTTTTACAGCAATCATAATCAGTTTAAAAGAACCAAATGCAATTACAAGACCCTCTACAAAAGGCAAGATAATATTCAGATGTTCACTTAAAAATCCGAATACCTTTTGTGCTACTGAAAATACACCGCTGATAATAGTCTTTACTTTATCAAACGCTGATTTCATTTTATCGATAGCAGATGTTACAATGCTGATAGTAGTTTCAGATGTTGCAATTTTTACAATCTCATCAACTACTTTTTGCACAATTGATATTATCGGTTCTACAACGCTTTTCACTTTTTCAAACGCTGATTTGACTGTATTAATTGTGCTTTCAGATGTTGCAAACTCGTATATTTTACCGATTAAGCTACCAATAACAGAAATGATAGGGGATATAATATTTTTTACTCTCTCAAATGCTGATTTTACTGCATTAATCGTACTTTCAGATGTTGCAAATTCACCAATTTTTCTTAATAAACTATCGATTACAGAAAAAATTGGCGAAAGAACCGTTTTAATGCCGTTAAATGCTGCTTTTACCCCGTCAATAAGTTTAGCCTTTTCAGCAAATTCCTGAAATCTATTTATAAGAGTTAGTACCTTATTCAGCACCGGAGTAAATGCCGTATTAAGTGCGACTATTCCCTTTCTTTTCAGTGCCTCTAAAGCTGAACCTATATCGTTATAGCGTACCTCGTTTATCTTTTCCAGTGCATCAGTAGTATTTGTCACTTCTCCTGAAATATCAGACAAAGCAAATACACCCTCTGCACCTAAATCCTCCCACATTGTACCGAACAGTGCTACTCCGGCTGCGTTTTGTGCAATCGGATCTTCCATACCTTTCAAGGCTTCTATTGTTTCAGCAAATGCCTGTTTTCCGGTTTCTCCGCCTGCCTTGAATTTTTCCGCCATTTCAGTGGCATTAAGTCCTATTGTAGCAAATCCGGAGGCTGTGGATTCACTGCCGTCTATTGCTCTAATGCCAAATTCTTTTACTGCATCACCGAGCTTGTCAACCGAGAATGTACCGCTTTCAGCACCGTTGATAAGCATATTAAACATATCCTCACTTGAAAAGCCAAGCTGTTTGAAGTGAACGGAATACTCGTTGACTGTATCAAGCAAATCTCCGTTTTTATTCAAGCCGTTCTGTGCTCCCTGTGCTATCAAGCTGTATGCTTCGTCTGCTGTAACTCCGAATTGTGTCATCATCATATCAACAGATCTGATTGATTCCTGAACATCAAAATCAAAGGTATCACGCATTAAAAGAGCATTGTGCGTTGTTCCTTCTAACTCGTCTCCTACAAGTCCCGTCGTCTGCTTAACTAACGCCATAGAATTTGATACATCTTCAAGGCTTTCACCCATTCCGTCAGTAAACAACGCTTTAATAGAGGCACTATAACCCTCCATTTCTTTAGTCGTTGCTCCGGTCTGAGCTTGAAATTTGTTGAATGACTGCTCTAATCCGGTTACACCCTCTATTGCTTGTGACAAGCCAAAAGCTCCGGCAGCGGCTGCTAAAGCTCCCTTTAATTTGCCTGCAACATTAACACAGCGATTCAAAGAGCTTTCAGCCTCATTTGCACCGTCCGTAATATCGTCCGTTGAACGTCCTGCTCTCCTTAATGCTTGTGTCAATTCTCTGACAGCATTTATTAATTCCTGTGTTTGTCCTCCTGCTCCGTTAAGGTCACGGCTGAGTTCATCTGCACCGCTGCCACCTAATCGGTTTGCAGCACGAATTAAAGCCTGTATATCGGCTTCTGAAATGTTAGCCTGATTACTAATGCGGTCTAATTCAGCACGTAATTCATTAGCACCTGAAACATTGCCTAAAGAGTCAAGCCTTTGTCTCAAACTTGCTATATCCGCTTGTGTTACTGAACCTGCATTTCCGAGATTTCTAATATCACTGACTAAGCTATTGATATTTGTATTACCTAATCTGCTTGCTATCTGACGTAATGCTTGCAAATCCGCTTCTGTAATAGTCGTCTGTTGACTAATACGCACTAATATTTCACGCAATTCATTAGCACCTGAAACGTTTCCCAAAGCATCAAGTCTGCGAATGAAATCTTGCAAGCTTGCTGCTGTCAATGAGCTTGCGTTATTTATTGCTTGTATATCACGAACCAAATTAGAAAGGTTTGTATTGCCTAAATTATTTGCAACTTGAATTAAAGCTTGTAAATCAGCCTCAGTAATATTCGTTTGTTGGCTTATTCTTTCTAACTGGTTTCTAAGTTCGCTTGCACCTGAAACATTTCCGAGTTCGTCAAGCCTGCGTATAAAGTTTTGCAGTTCAGATGCAGTAACCGAGCTTGCATCACTTATACTTCTTATATCAGATATTAAGCTTGCTATATTAGCATTAGAATTTCCGAGACTATCAACGGCTTGTATTAGTGACCTCAAATCAGCTTCTGTAATCGTTGTCTGTTGGCTTATTCGTTCAAGTTCGTTGCGTAAAGCATCTGCACCTGATACATTACCGATTTCATTTAATCTATGTATAAACTCTTGAATATCGTTTGCTGTAACAGAGCTTGCAGAACTTATATTTTGTATGTCGTGTACTAAACTTGCGATATTAGCATTGGGGTTTCCTAACTCGTTTACAGCTTGCACCAACGACTGTATATCCGTTTCTGCAACTGTTGACTGTTGGCTTAATCTTTCCAATTCATTTCTAAGTTCGTTTGCACCTGCTACATTCCCGATACCGTCAAGCCTACGTATAAATTCTTGTATACTGTTTGATGTAAGGTCACTTGCACTGCTTATATCTCGTATATCATTTACTAAATTTCCAAACGGATTATTACCTGACATTCCGTTAAGGTTTTGACGTAAATCATCAAGACTTCTTAGCAATCCAGTGAGAGGAGAGTTATCTATATCAAAGCCTATCTGAACTACATCACTTCTGATAACATTCCCTACCATATATCACATCTCCCCTCACTTTTTCTTCATACTTTTTCTTAATTTCTCGTTGTAAATATCAAGTGCAGCGTTCGCTTCCTCTATTTCTTCTACTGTCATTTGATGAAATACCGTGTTGTAATCAAATCCGTTTTCAGAAAGCACTAACCGCCACATTGCCCAATCCTTATTTACTTGTTTCTTTATTTGTGCTGATGTTCTTTTTTTTTCTGTAAGTTCCCATCATTACCTCAACACCGAAAGCAACAACCTTACCTGCTACTTCCATATCTTCAAAATCATCGAGTGTAACTTTCGGCTCGACAATTACATTTTCAA